CGTTGCAGCGGCGAATCGTGAGCGCCATCAAGATGTTCGAGGATGAGCACTCGTGGGTGCGCCGCGGCTCGATGGGGGTCGTCGAGAGATTCCAGGACAACGGTATCAATGTGCGTGTGCCCTTCGGTGTGACCGGGCCGCCCCAGAGAAAGGATAACTTCCTGCAGCGCCCAGGGCTCCCGCTCGCGGTCATTTCGTGCGTGCGGGACAGGGACTCACGCAGGTTTGAGGTGGCAACCGACTACCCGAAGGGCAATGATTCCCCCTCGGACGCACAGCTGATTGCGATGCGCGCTTCCCTGCGTGCTCAGGAGTTCAACACGCGATGACCGACAAGCCGTTCCCCGAGTTCGGGGACCCTCAGCTGCTCCCGAAGGGTACCGTCATCCGGCCGAGTACGGAGCGCCAGCCCTTCGACAACAGCGGCGCTCTGAAGCCGGGCGGCCCGGGGCCCCTCACGGAGGAACGCTTTTACGACCACCCCGACCTGGCGTTGCTCCCGCAGTGGAACCGTACCCGAGGGAATGAGTGGACTGACCAGCCGTTCCGGGCACTCGTGATGACGTTCATCACGGGATTCTTTCGCGCGCGCGACTGGCCCCTGCGGTGGGATATCAAAGAGGTCGCGGGGATGCAGCGTAGCATCAACCGGCTGGCGGATGATAAGGTGTACCTGATCATCGGCATCACCCCGAGAAAAGGGGACCGCGTCGAGACCGCTATCACGTTCCCGGAGGTACGCGCAGACGACCCCGCTGGGGTGGCGGCTCGGCTCGATCTGGCGGCGGCTACGCTAGATGCGCTGTTCATCGTGCAATAGAATCCTATCCGATATACGTATAGCAGCAGGGAGAGACGACAATGGCAGATGGTATCGTTCTGAATGGGGATAGTATCCCTTTGTTGCACCCGATCACCAAGCACCCGATCCCTGTGTTCGGCCCGATGGATACGAAGATGGAGTTCAGGCCGGGTGACGGCTACAACAAGCGGCGTCGAGTGGCGATGCGTGCAGGGGTCATCCATTGGACGGGTAGCGAGAACCCGCCCGAGACGATGTTCCGCACGCTCAACCGTCGGAAGCTCGGCGTCGAGTTCTGCATCAGTGCGTTGGGCTCGGTCTATCAGTTCTGTGACCCGTGCAAGGTAGACACAGCAGATGCAGGCGCGGCTAACAAGTTTTCATGGGGCGTCGAGATGATTTGCGCGGGGCTCGTGGTCACAGGAAAGCAAATGAGACCACCGGAGCACATGCCTGCGCGTACGAAATACAGGACCGAGATCCACGGCGCCAAGGTGACGTGTCGCCAGATGTACCCAGCACAGCTTCAAGCGCTGTTTGCGCTCAATGCGCTGATGGTCGACAACCTGCCCGAATACGGCGACCGTGTGTGCCTCAATACGGGCGTTATCAACTTCAGGCGCTTCCGAGGTGCGATTGGGCACTACAACATCAAACGAGGCAAGACGGACCCGGGCCCACACACCATGCAGGCGTTGCATCAGTTTATGGCCACGCGGCATTTGACGGGTGAAGAGATCGACGCGCTGGAGGAGTGATGAGCAAGCCAGAGAAGACGCTGGAGCTAGTCACCCCTCCGTGCGTGCATGGGAAGGCACTCGCGAGGATCACTGACGGCGATGAGTCCTACGTCACGCAGGTCACGCGCGTGGAGGAGGGCAAGCCCCTGCAGCCCGGCGATACGATCATGCGCACCGAGGCGATTGCAGGCAACCCGCGCAGGCGCAAGGTCACCAGCGAGTATACGAGCCCTGGGCCCGCCCGCGTAGCCACCCCCGCGTACCGCAAGGGCTACGATAAGATGAAATGGAACTGATCGGTGAGGGCAGACACGCGGTCGTGGGATAACACCTCGTATGCGGCGTACATGAAAGCGCGGCGTGCGGGGCTCGACGCTCCAGTGCCCCCGCTGCCTGCGCCCGCGATGCCACTGGATCTCAGCCTGCCCGGGCGGCTCAAGTTCTTGGGTGAGCTGACGTCACTTCGATGCACACACTACGCGGGCGGCGGGAAGCGGGAAGTGGCGATCCCCAAGCACCGCTCGTTGCATGAAGTGCTCGCGGGCTTGCTAGATAACCCGCATCCGAGGCTGCCAGGGGGTGCCAAGGAACTTGGTTTCCTGATTTGTACTGATGGGCAGTTCTACTGTGCTGAGGAACGGAAAGTCATCGTGGACGGGGCGCAGATCGTTATCCCAGCGGGAAATGGGCTGATGAGTCCCTAGCCAGCTGAGCGAGTTTACAGCTACGCTCCGACCATGGGCGCTGTTGCCGTAGACGAAAATGCGGGTGCTGCTCGGAAGCGCCCACGACGCCCGAAGCGCCCGAAGCGGCCCGCCCCACTACCGCACCATCCCGCTGCGCCCGTTGACGAGGACCCGGGCCCAGGTGCGGATTTCCTGATCGCGTTCGATCAAGTGCAGGATCCCAGCGATCCGTACTGGCGCGATATCTACACGCAAATGCTGAAGGAATCGCTGCCGCTATTCGCGCGCGATATTCTCGGCATGGAACTGTCGCCCCACCTCATGGATTGGGGTGAGGCGGTCAACGAGCAGAGCCGCTTGGCCGTGCTCGCGGCGCGTGACCACGGAAAAAGTGCATTCTTTTCCTACGCGTATCCTATCTGGCGCGCGTGGTCGGAGCCGGGCTGCGAGGTCTACCTATTCAGCCGTACGTTGGAGCAGGCACAGGAGTTCCTAGATATCATTCTATGGGGGCGCAACAACCTCCAAGGCATGGTCGACATACCGGAACTCTCCCACCTGGTGCCGACCAAGGAGGATTTCCGCACCAACCCGCGCGTGCGCCTGAACAAGCAGGACGTGATCTTCACCAACGGATCGCGTATCCGCGCGGTCGGCTATGGCAAGGCGATCCGCGGTCGCCACCCGAAGTACGTCGTGCTCGATGACGTACTCAACGACAACGACATGTGGTCGGAGACGGAGCGCAACAAGAACATATCCTACTTTCAGTCCGCCATCGTGAACATGATCATGCCTTCGACACAGCATGAGGGGTACTTCGAGGGTGGGCAGGGCATCGTGGTTGGGACGCCGTATCACATGGCCGACCTGTATGCGTGGCTGATGGACAATGAGGTCTGGGAGTTCATGCGCTACCCGGGGATTGTCTCCGATCCCGAGACGGGCGACGAGCGCGCGCTGTTTCCATGGCGGTGGTCCCTCAAGCAGCTTTATCATAAGAAAAAGGAGATTGGCTCGGTCGCGTTCAGTCGCGAGATCCTCTGTCTGCCCATTACAGACGATATCTCGATGTTCCCGAGCTACATGTTTCCGCCGCTGTACGACAAGGTGCTGTGCCTGAAGCCAACGCTTGAGGAGATACGCGCACGTGGCTGGGAAGTGTACTTCGGGGTCGACATTGCGCGCAGTGCGTCCGTCGGTGCGGACTATTTCGTTATCTTCGCGCTTGCGAAGGATCGCCACGGCCAGCGGTTCATCGTGGATATCCACCGGTCGAAGGGCCTGCCATTCAGGAAGCAGCTCGAAACGCTGGCGCTCATGGCTCAGCGATACGATCCGACGCTGGTGCTCATTGAGTCCAACGCGATGCAGCAGATCTACACCGACGAAATGCGACGAATGACGGACATACCCGTCAAGGAGTTCGTCACACTGGCCACCAACAAATATCCACTCGACAGGGGTGTGCCGGGTTTGCGGATCGTCTTGGAGAACGAAAAGCTTACTATCCCGAAGGGCGACGAGTACAGCCGCGCGACGACCAAGATATGGGAGTCGGAGGCCAGCCAGTTCGGCTACGTCGAGGGTAGGCTGCAGGGCATCGGGATGCACGACGATACCGTGATGGCGTGGTGGTTTGCGGAGGAAGCTATCAAGTTGGGCGGGTTCAGTTTCGCGTTTGGCGACGAGGAAGGCGAGGCCAACGATGGGTTCGATGGCGACCTCGATGGCGACGAGAGTCTGGACGATATCCTGGTGGGTAGCGCAGATGAGCGGGGGGGTGAGAGCTTCTTTGGGTAGATGCGGCCGCGATGCTGCAGTAGAGTCCCCTGTGAACCCGTTGCCCCCTCCAGTGGGGCCCCTCCAGCTAGGAGCTGACAAATGGCACGAGCATCGTTCGCGAATACCCACATTCCACCGGCCACTGAGTCGGTTCCCTACGGCACCAACCAGGAACTGACCAATGGTCTGTTCGGCTACATGACCGAAAGCTTCGTTGCCGAAGTAGTCGGCGCGGGTGGCGTGGGCGGTAGCTTCGTCTGCCCATTCGAGCCCGCCACCATCGAGGTTTCTGAGGTCACCGGCCCGACCCTCAACAAGCAGTACCCGGGCAGCTCTGGTCCCATTGCCATCGATCTGATCGACGGTACAGCTGGTGTGCTGTCCGCGGTTGCACCCGTCGATGCCGATGATCTGTCACAGGGCTTCACAGTGACTCTGTTGACCGCGCTCGCCCCCGACGGCGACACGGCCACGGTTCTCTGCCAAGGATTCACGGGCCGCGACAGCCTGTAGGTTGCTTCTGAGGGCCGGGACTCCCGCGTTATCCTTTCGCGCGGGGGTCCAGGGACGGTGGCGTTGAGCGCGTCACCACCGCTACACGGTTGGCGGGGACCGCGTTGGCACTAGGAGGTCGTCTTGCGATTGATGTTGAAAGCCCAGGCGAACGCGGCGACTAGCGAGCAATCCCGGGGCCAACGCGGGGGCATGGCGCGTTATGCGCCGATCAATGTGCTCCGAGCCACAGCGGCCGCGGGCATGGGCGAGATCAATGCGTTCCAACTAGAAATGGAGCGCATGCAGCGAACGACCACGGAGACCGCGGAGTTGCCGCGCATCGTGCATGAGGTCAGCGACATCACCCGCGGCCTGGGGCTGGAGAAGGCTGACGAGACGACCATCCACCGCGTCGTCTCGGGCACCAACACGGAGTTTACGCCGAAGACCCAGACCCAGCGCCTATTCCTCGCGCGCGGGATGCTGGGCGATTTGCTGCGGTCGATGACTCAGGTACCGGGCGACGCGCGCCAGGAGATAGCCAAGCGGGCAACGGCGTGGTGGAAGAAGCAGGCGCCGACCGCGCTCGACCGCCCTATGCGCCTGGGACTTCGCAAGGCAGCCAAGGTTGCTCGCTGGATCACAGTGAGCGGCGCGCGCATCCCCATCGGCGCAGACGGTAAGATGATGGGCAGCGTAGGCGAAAAGCTCATGCTGCATGCGAAGAAGCGGAAGAAGATACGCAAGGGCTGTGTCGTATTCCCACTGTCCCGCGTCGCACCGGATATGCTCTGATGTCCAAGGCAGGCAAAGCCCGAATCGGCCTGCGCGTGCCCATGGCGGGCAAAGCGAAAGAGCTAGTCCACTCGCTGCGGTTCGAGCGCGCGTCGTTCCCGATGAAACGGGATGTGCGCTCATGGCTACCGCTCAACGGATTCCGCACGGCGAATATCATCGAGGTCGGTGACACGTGGATCGTGCGCGTGGGCCCCGCTTCCGTTCCGTCGCCCGACCACACGGTCATGTACGCGCCGGGCGTTGAAGCAGTGGTCGGGCTGCCCCCCGACATGGTGGGCAAGTTCCCTACGGCCTACAGCGCATCGAGTGCGTCGAGGGCAGGCGCGACCGGCCCCAGCAACCACACGCCGGAAATGCCAGACTTCAAGAGCATCTACGCGCAGCCGGAAGCGCAGGCGCGGATGGATCAGGAGGCCAAGCAAAGCCTATCGCGGCGGCGCTCGACTTGGCTGGATCTCAACTGGAACGGGCTGTACGGCAACCCGGGGCCCGACAAGCCCGAGTTGAAATACATCGACGGCAAGTCTTCCACGGGCGATGCTGCCATCACGCAGCCTCGGCTGGTTTTGTCGCCAAAGCAGCTCAGGGACAATCAGAAGCGCATCCAACGCGGCATGATCCTGGGCTACGATGTGATCGCAGGGCAAACAAGGTAGGGTGTAAGATATGGACGCCATCGAATCACTGGGCTCATTCGCCAAGGCTTTTCCGACCGGGAAGGGCAACAACGTCAATGACTCGACGGACACCGCGCCGGGCGGGGCGAAGAAAATGGCGCCCCAGGGTGGTGGGCCCCCGAAACCACCAGGCACCGCAGGCCAGGGTGGCGTACCCGAGGCGCCTGAGGTCGCGAAGCCTGGTGAGGGCAAGTCAGGTGCCATGGCGACGCCGGGCGCAGACCCCGATAAGGGCTCCATCCAGTACGCCACGAAGGTGACGAACCCCGAGACGAAAGAGTTCGAGTTCATCTACCAGGGCCCCGAGGAACGCGACCAGGATGTGCGGTTCGTGGTGAGCGATGAGACGGGCGAGGGCGCGCACTGGGAGCTACCACAGGATTCGGAGCACTACGCGGCGTTCAAGCAGTGGAAGGCGGCGAGAAAACAGGGGCTGAGCGGCACGGAGATCCCTAAGGAACTGGTGCAGGGTGCGGTCAAGCACGCCGAGCGCCACCACTTTGACGGCGGGCCCCACAAGGCGGCATTCGACGACCACAGCGCGCACCAGGGCGAGGACGAAGGGCCGCAGGCGCCTCCGTCGCACCACAGCGTGAAGGGCAAGAACGGGGGTAGTCATCCCGCGATGCAGGGACAGCCCGGTCCAGGCCAGGGAGGCGAGCAGCCTGTGGGCAAGCCCGGCCAGCCAGAGGAAGAGCCCAAGGTTGGCGACGGCCCGCCCGACAAGAAACCCGACATGATTGGCAAGCTGGCGGACATCATGGATCCCAGCCTGCCGCGGGGCGTCGAGCCCCCCAGGACGGGCACCAGCCGCAACGGCATGGAGTACCCCGCGTCGGGCCCGGAGGTGGCTGCGCAGGTTGCCGAATACGAGCGCATGTACGGTATGCGCCGGAGCGGCGGCCCGGGCGATGCGCTTGATGCACTCGGCGCGCTCGTGAAGGGCGGCACGGCCACGCCCGGCGATGAGCACCAAGAGGAGCTGTGCGAGTTGGCGCCTGGCGATCTGGATGCTTACGTCCAGGAGGGAGACCGGCTCGTGCTGCGCAAGGGGCTTGGCACTTACGACCTATCGGCGGTATCCAACCCAAGCCCCATCGCCGAGGGGCTGCTCTACAGCTATCTGTGCGGATTTATCGCAGCTGCCTACGCACACGAGATGCGCGAGCCCGAGCACCGCAACCCTGTCGCGGGCGAAGACATGTACGAGAACATTGCGATGCCCGTCTTTCACAAGATCATCGCGTACATCCCGAGGAACCCGAACCTTGCGCGCGCGTCGCGCAAGTTCTCTATCACCATTCAGGCGGTGGCAGAGATCATGCGCCTGAAGGGGATGGTCAAGCCGATGAGCGATGGCTCCACGGACCACGGAGACAAGTGGAGCGATGCCCGTGACAGTGCTGCGGCGATGGGGGTCAACCCGCAGATCGGGCCGGGCTCGGAATCCTTGATCGCGAGTATGGGCTCCGACCCATTAGCGACGCGGGATTTGACGCTCCGCAAGGGCCCGAAGATGGTCAACTTCAGGGGCGACGAGGTGGACACGACCGGTGTGGTACGCCGCATGAGCTTGAGCCGTATCCGATACCCACTAGGCAATGACCCGATCGTCAAGGCCAACTACAGCGCGGGGTGTGTCCGTCACGGCGACCCCCACAAGCAGCAGATCGGTCACCAGCACTACGCAGTATGCTCTTGCCCGGGGTAGGGAGTTTGTGCGCCGCATGCGTAAAAAGCGCGATAGATTTCGAGCAAAGATAGAGTACCAGGAAGATTGCTGGCTCTGGACGGGCACCCGCAACTGGAAGGGGTACGGTCAGTTCTGGTCCGGCGAGAAAATGGTTCAAGCCCATCGTCATTCGTATGCTCAAAAGTACGGCCCGATCCCAGCTGGTAAGATCGTCATGCACTCATGCCATATTCGTGCTTGCGTGAACCCAGCGCATTTGTCGTTGGGCACCGATCGGGAGAATCTGGCGGAGCGGGACAGGTTGGGGAGGCAGGCACACGGATCCCGCCATGCCAACTCTAAGTTGGATGATGCGAAGGTTCGGGCAATCCGGCAGCGCTATGCAGACGGCGAGACAGGGAGCAGCCTGGCACGCGAGTATGGTGTGAAACAGCCGACGATTTCGCAGGTCATATGCGGTCGTAACTGGAGGCACGTGAAGTAGGTCATGGGACTTATCGGTGACATCGCAGGCACTGCTCGTGAACTGGTCAGTTGGCAGGACACTAGCCAGGAGGATGTGCCCTTCGACGAGATGCAGAAGGCGCTCGCGTCGACGGGTTTTGGTACGTTGGCGCAACCCACAGACGAGAAGCCAAGGGCTCTTTTTCACGATCCGTACTCAGTGATGGATTGGGGGGGTTGGCGCCAGCGACCGAGCAGTTTGACCTACGAATCGCTGCGGCAGATGGCGGTGCAGAACACGGTGATCGCAGCGATCATCCAGTTGCGCACCAATCAGCTCGCGGCCTTCGCGCGCCCGCAGCAGGGTGTCTACGATAAGGGTTACAGGATCATCAAGCGGGACCGCCGCGACAACATGGTCAAGATGACCTCGTCTGAGCAAAGGCAAGCGGCCCAGCTGGAAGCCATGCTCGAAACGACTGCGTTCCTGCAGCCCGATGAGCGGCCATCCGATCGTGACAGCTTCCGCATGTTCATAAAGAAGTCGACGCGCGATATCCTCACATACGACCAATGGTGCTTCGAGAAGATCCGCGACCGGGCGCAGCGCCCCTCGCGCTTTATCTGCTTGCCCGCAGAGACCATCCGCCCCGCGGTCGCGGACACCGAGCACATGACGACGTCCGAGCTGCGCAGCCGGGTGTCCCACCTGCAGGTCTACGACAACTCAGTCATCGCCGAGTTCGGGGTCGACGACCTTGCATGGTGCGTCATGAACCCGCGTTCGGACCTGCGCACGAATGGTTTTGGCTTCGCTCCGACTGAACAGATCGTGCGCTTGGTGACCGCGTGGCTGTACGGTTTTGAATATAATACAAGATTTTTCACGCAGGGTAGCGCCATCAAGGGGATCCTAAATATCAAGGGTTCCCTACCCGACCGGCAGCTCCGTGCGTTCCGGCGCATGTGGTATTCGATGATCACGGGCGTCCAGAACGCGTGGAAAACTCCTATCCTAAACTCCGAGGAGGTGCAGTGGATCAACATGCACACCAACAATCGGGAGATGGAGTACGGCCAGTGGATGGATTGGCTCACGAAGCTGATCTGTGCGATCTACGGCGTTGACCCGACGGAGATCAACTTCATCTTTGGCAACAGCGGACAGACGTCGAGCCTCAGCCAGTCCCGACCGAACGAAGCGGAGGTGGTCGAGTCGAAGGACAAGGGGCTCGCGCCGCTTGCTGATCACGTCTCCGACAATATCAATCGCCACCTCATCTGGGAGCTAGCGCCCGAGCTAGAGTTCCAGTTCACGGGCCTCGACGCGAAGGCGGAAGGCAAAGAGCGTGAGCGCCGCAAGACTGAGGTGGAGAACTGGAAGTACGTCGATGAGATCCGCGCGGAGCAGGACTTGGAGCCGCTACCCGACGGGCTGGGTCAGGTTATCCTGAACACTGTGTGGCAGGCGAACAAGTCGGCCCAGGAGGGCACCGACGGCAATGGTGAGGACTTGGGCGCGGGCGAAAGCGATGGGTCGGAGGATAACGACGATCTGTTTGGCGACGACGAGCCCGGCGATGGCGGTGACGACGAGCCCGCCGACCAGGATGGTGATGGGGGCGATGGGGGGTTTGCGGATTCGCAGGCTGAGGCACTTGCGGCATCCCTGACGGTCTCCAATATCGTCGCAGAGGAACTACGAAAATCCGAGCGGCGCGAGTCGGTCGCAGAGGGCCGTCGACACATCGAAATCGACGTAGGGAGCTGAAGCATGGGCATTCGTATCTCAACCACTCTTGACCTGATTGCAGGTCTCAACGGCGACCTCGTCAACAAGGTGTTCGGCGGTCAGGGCGTGATCAGTCAGATCCTGGATACGCTGGAGCACTCGACCACCACGACCTATGAGATCTTGGGTGGTGAGACGGAGCAGATCGACTTCGGCGACATCACCGATCTTCGCTACCTCTACCTGTCGGGCGACAGTGAGTTTTCCCTTGCGCTCGCGGCCGCGCTCGCCACGGCTGGTGTGCTGCTGGGCGTTGCGGGGACGTACCCGACGGGATTCACAGGGGGGGAGGTGCTGGAGTTGGTCGTGGACACCATCCCGATCACTGTCACCTTCGACGTGGCCGACCAGACCCGCGACGAGGTGGTGGCCCGCATCAACTTCGACGCGGCGAACACCAATGCCGCGTTCGTGGCCAAGCCGATCGCCTTCCCCAACGTGGCCGAGCTACTGCTGCGCTCCCTGTCGACCGGACCGAGTAGCACCGTAGAAGTCCTGGCGTCGAGCACAGCAGCCGTTCTGACGGCCCTGGGGCTCACAGCTGCCACCAACGCGGGAACTGCTGCGGAGCCTGGCACAACGGACATTCAGGTGCTTCGACCGGCCGACCCAGCGGGCTCATCGGCGGCGGAGGGTCTCCAGGCCTATTTCTTGGGGACGGTGCAGGCAAGCGCCCTACAGGTCACGAACTTGTCGCTCACCAGCGCACTCAAGCTGACAGCTTTCCTCGCCGGGGATTTGGTAGCCACGCCGTAAAGCTCTACACTGATCGGGGGGGCCTATCCGATAAAGTAGGGCATGATCAAAGTCTACGTCGCCGCATCCAGTAAAGAGACCGCCCGATTCACTTTCGTGAAGGGGCTGCTACTGGGTTCCCGGTACCTGGAGCTGGCGTACGACTGGGCCGCGGTCATAGCGGACGTCCAGGCTGACGGGGGGCCGACGGACGCCGAGCTATCGCGGGAGGACGCGCGAGGCTACGCCACCAAAGACCTGGACATGGTTGACACCGCCCGGGTCTTTTGGCTGTTGACGCCTGAGACCCGCACAGCGGGTGCGTGGTTCGAGGCGGGCTACGCGCTCGCGCAGATCAGGGCCAACCGGACGGCCGCCCGTGGGCTCGGGCGGCTCATCGTGGCCAGCGGTCCCGTCGAGAGTTCTATCTTCTGCGCGCTATCCGATGAGGAACACGCGACTGATCTGGCTGCGTTCGAGTCCATCCAAGCATGGGCGGAGAGGTGTGAGGTCGCGGGTGGCAGAAAACGGGAAGAAGCTCAGGCGGAGAGTAGCGGCCAGTAACAGCTTCACCCCTGGCGAGGTCAAGCTGCTCGTACATATCTTCAGGATGCTGCCGCTCCACAGGGAGTTCTGGACGGTTGTTCGCAGCGAGCATTTCCCGTCGCTCGCGCGCAAGATCCTGAAGATGGCCAGCAAGGTCAAACGAGAAGAGCGTGCGCGACAAGTAGAGGACCGTCTTGCGGAGGTAGTAGGCAGATCATGAGCATTAGTGAAATGGACGTGAAAGATTGGGTTATCACCATCATCTCGGTTGGGGGGTTGCTGTTTGCTGGTGTCTGGCTGCTGCTGCACTACTTCTGGCTTGGTCGTCGGTACCGTTGGCCGGGCCTGGAAGGGTCGCGCAGGACCTCGGGTTACGAGGGTTACGAGGTCCACGTGCTGACCTCCGCGGGGGCGCCGAGTATCGTACTGCAAGGGTCCTGTGCGAAAGCAGTGGCTGCAACGGGCCACGGCTGGACCCTTACCGGGCAGACCGGCCCCCACAAGAAAATCGGGGAGGTGGCGGTTTGGTTCAGACCCGATGTGGAGTTCGACCACGAGCCGCGGGAGTACTTGCGGAAAGCAGCTGCGTACCTGGACGAGGTTCCGCGAAGCGTTGGAGGGCACATGCCCCTCGCCGTGATTCGCGTAAGCCTAATCAGCCTGGTGATCAGCGAAGGCGAGCCCGTCATTCACGAAATGTTGCACGCCCTCGATGACCGGGACCCGGGGCACACCGACCCGGAGATCTGGCAGGCGACTGGAAAGGCCCGCTCCGCGCAGGCACGAGCGAGAGAAGTGTACGCGCGGACCATTGGCATCGCGTAGCTCTTATCCGATATAGCGTGGGCATGGCAGACGAAGAGACACCCCCCACCGAAGATCCAATCGAAGCGCTGCAGCGTGAGTTCTCGGAGGTGTGCAAGAAAGGCGGTACCGAAGTCGCGCTCGCCCACCTCATCGCGCGCGAGCAAGCCCAGGCGGCGCGACTGGATATTACGCTCGCTTACACGGACCCTCGCGATTTCCCGCCGCCCGGAGGCACACCCCGGGAGGTGTTGGAGATCCAGGCAGACATGCGGCGCGCACTGCGTTCCGCGGAGCAGCGTATGGCTGAGGTCAGGTTCTGGTTGGAATGTGCCGCGGGCCATCGTCAACACATGGTGGCCCTGCTCGGGCGCAAGGCCCCGCCGCCCCGTGACGACGACTGAGCTAGGCGCCGAAGAGTTCGCGGCGCACATGCGGGCCAAGCGGGGTGACAAGTCTGCACTGCTCGCATGGATCGAACTGCACATGGTCATGCGGTCGACCCAACTGCAGGATGGGTTCGATGTGATCCCGTGCTCGCTGCTGGGCAACCGCGTGCCGGACGATCAGATGCACTACCTGCCCCGCGAGCATCTACTTGCGCCGCGCATTCTGGTGACCAGGCAACCGGGCGGTAACCCGAAGCTCAAAGAGCACCACATCGTGCGCATCCGCCCATGGGTTGCGTCCGGCCTGTGGAGCGCGGAGATTCAGGTGAAGGCCTTGTTCCGCCGAGGGTCTGGGGATGCGTAGTGAGAACAACGTGCAGTTCGCCAAGCGTATGCGCCGCCTGCGCTGCGAGGTGCCCACGCCCTTCGACCTCGATAAGGCGTCTCGGGAGTTCCACGATCGGGCAATGGCGCAGGCTCCGCCCGGAGGCGACGGGCTACGACCTTGGAGAGGTCCCCGGGGAAGCCCACATGTACCGAGCGAAATACAGATTCAATTAGCTTTATCCAAATGCGCTTGCAGTACGTACGCGGTTGCGGTACCGTACGTACAGGACTTGGGGGAGGACCGAGCTATGATGAGGATTTCATTAGCTATTTGCCTGATAGCGATTCCAGTTTCCGCACAGATGAGCGAGCGCGGCCGCACTGCATTCGAGGCGGGCCGAACTGCCTACGATGCGGGTGACTACACGGTGGCCATGACTCATTGGCAGCAGTCCTTGCGGGAATCGGGGCATCCCAAGCTGCACTACAACATCGGTCTGGCGCACGAGGCACTGAGCCATGACGCGGAAGCGGTCGCGGCCTACGAGCGGTTCCTGCGGTGGGAGGCTGACACACCACGGGGCGACGAAGTGCGGGGCCGCATCGTGCGCTTGCGGAAACCTGCGGATGAGGGCCCATTCACGAAGTTCGAGGAGCCACCCGAGCCAGAACCGCCCCAGGAGCCCCCGCAGGCCCCTCAGGCGGTCGCGCCCGTGCCAGCGCCCGTCCGCAGCGACGTTCTGCCCGTCAGCCTGCTCGTGGGCGGCGGAGCGCTCATTCTGGCGGGCAGCATTACCGGCGTCCTGGCCGTGGGGGCTGACAGTGACCTCGACACGCTATGCGGGGCCGACCGCCAGTGTGCCGCGGGAGACCTGCGCGAGGGCCGTGATTTAGGCAGCACCGTTGATACACTAGGTATCGCGACCGACGTGCTGTTGCCGCTGGGCGCAATCGTCACGGGTGTGGGCGCCTGGCTCATGTGGGCAGGCAACGAAGATATCAGCATCGCGTGCAACACGCAGGGGTGCGAGGGGAGTGTGCGATGGGACATCTGAGCAATCTTGCGGGCGCCAAAGCGATGTTGGGTGAGCTGGGGGTAGCCTTCCCCGATCCCTGGCTGGGGGAACCGTTCATACGTGCCGAGGTCAGCGAAGAGGTTGACACCTCTGTGGTCTGGTATGGGCCCCCTTGTCGTCCCTGCCGTGAGGTCTACGAGTGGGACGAGATAGCAGATACTGATGTGTACGTACGCACCATGTCTGCCGAAGAGTTCGCGGGTGAACTTAGGCAGTACGAACAGGCGCGGAAGGAGTGGGCAAAAGACGGGGGACAGAAAATAGTGGTGAACGGCCCCTCGAAGATCACAGGGACATTCCAGACCGTCAGCGGTTCACGTTGCGAAGGCATCTGGGATGGTAGCGCGTGGGTGTGGACGGCCTGGCAGGTAGGAGGGACCGCGTGATGGGACATCTGATTATCATTTTGGCGCTGCTCACGGGCTGCACTGCAATCACGGACGGCGATGTTGCCGTAGACAATGCGTGCTGTGGTCAGGACGGAGGTAGTGATGATTTGGATAGGAGTGGTGATTGGGTGGACAGCATGGGATCTGCTGGTGCTGGGGGTCCGAGTGACCGCGGTGATCCCTGCGGTGGGCTTCCTTGCGAAGACGACTATCCGAACGATGGTAGCGTGGGCCTGGGGGACGGCACTGGCGGGAATGGGGATAGCGGGGGATTACTTGGTGGCAGCGATGGAGGTGGGGACGGTGACGGAGATGGTGATGGTGCGGGCACTGGCGGCGGGGTCGGCGATGGCGGCAGTGGTGACGGGGACGGCGATGGTGCTGGGGATGGGGACCGTGGAGACGGCGACGGGGATGGTGATACGGGGCCTACGTGCCGGCTTGCGCCGTGTGTCCCGGGGCAAGAGCGGCCGGTAGGCGAGTGTGGGAACTGCGCTAGCTTCTGTTGCGGGCCGCCGTCACCCGAGGCGTGCCCTGTGGGCATGGCGTGCGGTCAGTCGGTGGCTACCGGGGATGCTGCCTTCTGCGGCACCGGAGGCACCGACGACCACGCGGCACCGAGCTGCACGACCGAAGCCGACTGTACAGGGTTGCCGGGCTCGCGGTGCATGGACTGGGGCAACGGACTGGTCTGCTACCTGGAGTGCGCGCTGTGAACAACGACTCAGCAACGCGCGGCCTATCCGACGAAGACTTTGCTCAGCGCATGCGCGTGAAGAGGTGCGTGCGCGAGAAACAGGTCAAGGGACCAGACAAGCGAGCCAACTGGCCACGCTGTGACGAGTGCGGCCGCAAGTACCGCGCGAAGAACATGAACCCCGTGTGCAAGCGATGCCGCTCAAAGCCAGGCATATCCCAGCTGAGCGAGCGCGAGCGGGCGCGCGCATCTGGCGCGAGGTGGGGGTGACCCTCGCGCTATCCAATCAGGACTTCGCGCGCCACATGCGTGCGACTCGCAAGCACCCGCTGGATCCCATCCCTCATGGCGCGCGTGTATGGGCGGGGTGCGTTGCGCTTGTGCATGCCGATCGCTTCCTCGACACCAATGCAGACCCAGACGATATCCTACGCTCGGTTGTGGCCCTCCTAGGCACGGGCCTGCCTGGGAACCCGAGCATGGTCTTGAAGGTCCGCACGGTCACCAGCACATCGGGCCAACAGCGAACCATGATCAGCTATTGGCCGGACATTCACGGAATCGACGTAGACTTCTCGCGCGTGCCGTTCGTGCTACGGCCGGACATGCGCACTTGGCGCCAGTGGTCGGGCTCGGTGGACGTGATATCCGAACGTAAGCCTACCGAGCGGGACATGCTGGTAGCGCTGTGCGACATACCCGCCATCCGTGAGATACGTGAAGTCCAGGTCGGGGATATCGACCAGAAGAGTCGAGACACGGCCGTGGTGTCGTTGACCTTCTGGTACCTCGCCCCCATGGACGTCGCGTTCCACCGGCACACCCTGAGTTTGGCGTAGTAATGCCCTACGACACGCGCCACCTCACCAACGATGCGCTCGCGGTGCGCTTCAGGATACGCAGGCGGCAAGTGCAGGCAGGCCTTATCCATAGCGACCCGATGCGCGAGCGGCACCACAGGCAGGGCTACACATTGTTCGTGGTGGAGATTGAGGACGTGCGGTGGTGGATAGGCGGCGACACCACCGACATGGCGGCTGTGACGGATCTGGCCTGGAAAAGCGCCGAGGAGCTGGACTGGGGCCGTGAGTCGCAATGCGAGACGAGTTCGATCGGGCGCATCGAAGCACTGACCATCAAATATCACGATGATGAGGACAAGGGAGTCACCAACATGTGGACCGCGTTCCTGAACACGCCCGGCCCCAACCCTACAGTCATAGCGTGCAGCGAATGGTAGACACAACGACCTTATCCGACGGGGCGTACGCCGAGCACATGCGCCTACTCCGCGGGCAGCCACCGGAGCCCGCTCCTATCCAACAGCCGTTCAATATCAATAACGTAGCAGAGGCCACGATCACGGGGGACATGAGGACATACAGCGTGATGGCGCATGTCCACGTGAAGGGCTCCCTCTGGGTGAAGGGCCCCAGCGCCGTCATCGTAGGGCTGTACGACAGGGCGGGCATGCTGGAGGATTGGCGCGAGGATCTGGACAGCGACTCGTGGCGCGTCGTGGGGCTCCGCCATCACTACACCTGCAGCTCGGACCGCAAGATCTACCTGCGCGTGACCGGGGGTACGGTGCGCGAAGGATCGTGGCGCATACTCGTGGAGCCCATCGCGTGACCCAAAGCCTATCCAACCTGCGCTATGCGAATCACATGCGGGCGCGCCGTGGGGAGCCCCTGATGCGCTTGCCCGCCCCAAAGTTCAATATCAACAACCTGGGTGAGGCCATCGTACCGGGCGATGGGAACACCTACTGTGTGACGGTCAGTGTCATTGTGCGGGGCCCGGGCGAAGTCATCCTCAGCTTGTATGATATGTCGGGTCTGCTTCAGGAGATACGCATGACGGTGCCCGCCGATGAATGGCACACCATGGCGCTCAGCGATCGATACGCATGGGCCATGGACCGCAAGATATACATGCGGGTGACTGGGGGGTTGGTGCGCGGCGGATCACCGCGACTGCTCGTGGAAGAGTACGGGCGCCTGTGACCCAAGACCTATCCCCCAATGCGTTCGCCAACCACATGCGGAGCAAACGCGAAGAACCTATCAGACGCTGGTGGTTCCAAGCGACCATGCACTGCAGCACGCACGTACTGCCGGTGGGCTGCCCATGGGGCGAGATAGGCGAAGACGAGATGATGGTCACGATGGTGTGGGATAACGGGGCGTGGATCCGAAGCATCCAACGATTTGTGGTGCCCTGGACCGATTTGGATGAGGCGCGGTTCAAGTTCAAGGCCCGGAGCCTGCTGCCAGAGCAGCCCGACATCTGCGAGATATCCTTCCTGCCCGGACTCACCCCGCCGGGCTGGACTACGAGCATGGGGAAGTGGATGGTATGACCCAGGGCCTATCTAACGCAGCATTCGCCAATCTCATGCGTGGGAAGCGTGGGGAATCGCCACTGGCGCTGGGACTGCCTGAGTTGCCCGGGTTGACTTGCGCATTTGTCAACGCGGACGGTGACCTGACCTTTCGGGGCGAGCGGGGTGAGGATATAGATCCTGAGCGTTACCAACCCCCGTGGGCGCCCGAGCCCGTACCCGTTCCGGAAGGCAAGTTCCACAACCAGCGGGTGTACCACTGGCGGAAGGAGGGCATCACAACCGCAGTGTACGGGCTCGTGGTGTACGACTCTCTCTCTGAAGCAGCAGTTGCCTTTGATACAGAGCCATACGTCGAGCACCCCGATTTGATGTCCGCGGTGTTGATCGCCACCATCACAGTAAAGCAGGGGGTAACAGATCTTGCCGAAGCGATGGCGGTGGGAGACGCGCAGATCACGCAGCGGCCGCGCCGATGACCCGTGCATTATCCAACAGCAGCTATGCGGCGCGCATGCGGAGCAACAGGGGAGAGCCGCCCAAGCGATTGGGCCGGGGCCCAGTCCGCATGCAGGTGTGGCGCAGGCATCACAAGGATCTGCCCGAGGAATTCCGTCCGAGCCCCGGCTTTGAGAATGGTTTCGTCGTGATGCTCGAATGCGACGCTAGGGGAGCTGCCCTACCGGATGCCCGGTTCCGGGCAGTCCATGAGAGCCACTGGAGCCACGCGGATGAAGTGGAAGTGAGCGATGACGGGCCGGACATTTGGCAAGTCACGTTCAGGCCTGGCTGCGAGCCATCGAAATGACTCAAAGCCTATCCAACGAAGCGTACGCCGAGCGCATGAGAGCGCAGCGGGGGGAACTGCCGAAGCAGCAGCAGCAATCACCGATGTGGCAGACGCTGCTGAGTGCGGACATCCATTCGCCCGGCAGCTACAGGATCACGGCCATGGCCATGCTGGGCTGGGGTGACGAAGGCGCTGTTCCATCGCTGCATCTCAGCAACGCCACGACAGGGATTTTTATTGCGAGCGCACACCCCGCGCGTGGCCCGGCGGCAGTTGTGCGGTTGTGGGGGACTTGGGTGTTCGACGTACCTACGCGGATTCAGCTGAAATGCAGGAATGCCATCGTGCCCCCCGGCGACCACTCCACCTTGGACATCAAGCGGCTATGACTCAAGACTTATCCGACGAAGACTTTGCCAGTCGTATGCGTGAGAGGCGAGGGGAGCCTCAATTGTTCTGGCCACCCGTCGTCATGACACAGTGCCTAGCCGGCGGGCTAGTGACCCTCGACCTAAACAGGCTTACCTACAGCATCGCTATCGCCACGGGTAGGTGGGCGCTGTGGGATGCAGAGAAAAAGGAGCATGCCTTTATCTCCGATGGCTTCGGTCCGTTCCTGAACGTCAAGGCATTGAACGCGGGGTTGCTCAGCGGGCCCGGTTCCGGCAATGACGACGACCAGTACACGGTCAACATGGTGAGCCCTGAAGGCCGCCTTATCCAACTCAACCGCCAGCCCTACGCCAGCGAGCGCAGGGAAAACATAGTCCTACAGTCGGTAGTCCATGCAGCATGTGGGCTGGCGGGGCTGAGCCATGTCACGCCCTGTGATGGGTACGCTACGTGAAGCACATCGAGGACCGCATGACCCGAGGTCTATCCAACGAAGACTTCGCCAGCCGCCAACGGTGTAAGCGAGGGCAGGCCCCGCCACCCATCCGCGGACGCACCATGTGGGTACTCGCCTGGACCCCCAAGCACACGGAGCTACCGCAGTTCGCAAAGGATATCGGACTGCCTAAGGACTGCATCCTATTGCGCCCCACCGACGAGCGCGGCTCGCCTATCTCGAACAAGTCCCATTGCGTAGTCCACCTGAGCGAACTGGTGAGCCACGTGAAGCTACACGTGGGCGAGGCGGGCCCCGACCTATGGCGCGTCACATTCCTCAAGTACCATGAGCCCGATGGCTGGCAGAACCTTGGAAGGCAGATATGACCAGACATCCCAGAGCCCCGATGGAGGGCCGCACCAACATCCTGATCGCAGGACTCAGACTCTACCCACTGCCGGACAACTGCGTACTGGAGTACGACGACGAGCAAGGGGGCCGCCGTGTGATGCTCCTGTCCGATGCCTATGCTGAGATAGCCGCATTACAGCGGGCATGGAGAGAGCCAGGAGCGGCGTGGTTCAGTCGAGGCCAGGTAGACATCCAAGCCTTGCGCTGGATGGACACCCACCGACCCGTATGCATGCCCATGAAGCCCCTGAAGACCAACCCGGAGGCCCGCGACTACGACCGACGGTCAACCTACTACCTGGGATGGGATTTTGGCGCGAAGCAGTCTGTGATCCGGGAGTACAAGACATGACCAACGATCTATCCAACAGGGAGTTCGCCGAGCATGCCCGGCGTCAACGGGGGGAGCCACCGAAGCTCCCGGTGTCGTCCACACCCCTACTAGACATCCGCGCCTTCTCGCCGGGGCTGTTCCGCCCCCCGGCGCCGACATTGAGCGACATCAAAGAAGCTGCCGCACGCATGCCCAGAGTGGAGAGTGCGAAGGTGACTCGTGGGGTGCCAGGGGAGGTCATCGTCGAGCTGCGGCTCCGAGACCCTGCGCCTAGTATTCAGTCCTTCACGATACGTATGGACACGGCCTAAGATAATGACGAACAACCTATCCAACGACGACTACGCAGATCGTATGCGGGAGCAACGTGGAGAGCCGCGACTGATCCGTGTACCGGTCATGACAAAGGGGGAGCAGTACGCGGAGTTCATTGAGCAGTGGGAGGCCTTGATGCTGGGCGCAGGGCCATGGCGGAAGCCCACTGTGGGAGGCATCAAGAAGAGCGTCGAGGCCATGCCTGGGGTGGTGTCTGCGGAGGTGGTCGAGACATCACCGGGAGTCGTCGAAGTCAGCATGCGCCTGAGCGACCTCGTTATCTTCTCGAAGACAATCAACATCCCCCTATCATTGGTATCGGACTCATGACTAAGAACCTATCCAACGAAGCCTTTGCCATCCGCATGCGGAGGAACAGGGGAGCGCGAGGACTGCCTCGGATCTACCTCCCAACCAAGAGCCCGGGGCGGGACATCCACCAGGAGCGGGCTGACCGCGAGGGCATCACGAGAGCCGAGGCCAAGCTGCGGAACTTCGGTTGCGGGATGGGAAGCATGCTGCCATGACCAAACATATCTCAATAGACGCCCCAGCAGACATGGACCGCCTAGAACTCGCGCAGTACGTGATGGGCCCGGAGTATCTCTTGAAAGCCGAGCGCGTGAAGTACTCCGAGCGGACTTTCCAGCACTACAAGGCAATGCAGCAGTCCGCGGAGCAGTTCGAGCGCGCATACCGCAAGCAACTAGATAAGATGCTCAGCGTTATCCGCGATTACGCGGAGTCCAAGATAGTCCATGATAGCCTGAAGAAGGCGGAGGGCCCCTACGACCCCATCGCCAACCCGGAGCACCTGCGGGAGATACGCAGGATCGTGAACGACTACCACCTAGCGTTCATCGCGACGCAGGTGGGCGGGGAGTACGTGGACGCTGCGGATATCCAGCGGCTCATCGACAGCGGCGTGCTCCCACAGGACATGAAGGCCAGCTACCAGGCCGAGCCCGGCGAGACTGCCCCACCGAGCGCGCAGGCCATCGCGGATGCGTACAACTACGGGATATCCATGGGACGCGATCCGCAACTGCGCGGACAGGCGGCAACCTTGGGCGTGGACCCCTGGCGCACCAAGTACGGCGACCCAACCCTATCTACCCAAGAGCAGGCCGCGCGCACCTGGGCATCGGGCAATGCGGCGAACACCATCGTAGGCCTGGGCAACCGAGTGGGCGACGACTTCAGTACCATCGCGGTCGAGGCGGATGCTGTGCTGCGCGCGAAATATCAGGCGGATGTGCGCGACGAGTTGGATATGAACATCGAGCGCCAGGAGAGTTGGCGGAAGCTGGCGAGCGACCTCGGGCACCGCACGCAGGACTGGGCGCGAGACTTCAAGCGTATCTCAGCAACCGAGAAGCAGAGCGCCATGCAGCAGGGGCTCACCGCAGGGCTCATCGAACGCGAGGGCGACCCAGACGAAATCAATGTGGCGAAGCAACCATCGCCCGGCGCCTGTCCGAGGTGCGTGGCCCTTCACTACACCTCCGGTGAAGGCTCGCCCCTGCGTATCTTCAAGCTGTCCGAGCTACAGGCGAACGGCACGAACGTCGGTAAGAAGCAAAGCGCGTGGCAAGCGACGATAGGCCCTATCCACCCTTGGTGTTCTTGCGAACTTATCCATGTACCGAACGGCTGGGGCTTCAACGAAGATGGCGATCTCATGCCGCAGAGTCTGTTGCGCTCGCAGCTGCTACCGGGCGACCTACGCAAAGCGCACCTGACCTGGGGGAACGTCGTGCCCGAGCGTGGTTGCGCCATCCGCATAGGTGATCCGCAGAAGCTGTCTGTGGCCCAGGCGGTGATAGACCGAACGCCTCCCGAGATATTCGACAGGCGCGTGGGTGTCACGCTTATCTGCGAAGACCAACCGCGCGTCGACAACGCCATGGAGGACCACGACCTCGCCTACTGGACCGGCAACGAAATCCGAGTATCCGGTACACTACCGTTGGCACGCCTGAAGCATGTGCTGGAACACGAGTTGGGCCACTCCCTGAACGTGTGGCTCATGTACTGCTGGGGTGGAGAAGCGCCGGTTATCAAATGGCACAAGAAACTGTTCGGGGTCAGCAAGCGGGAAGGGTTCGTGAGTCCCTACGCGCAGACCGCGCCGATCGAGAACGCGGCCGAGCTGACGCGGCTCTACCTGTACGAGCGCAAGCTTATCATGATGCAGTTCCCACTCGCGTTCTCGATGCTGCACCGAGCCTACAAGGGCATCTGGAGAAAGAACCGAAATGACCGACCCCTCGAAGACCGACCCGGTGAACAAGCCAAGCAAGAACAAGATCGACTCGACTACCGAAAGCGCGGAGGTGCCCGACTCTAAGACGTGCTGCTGGCCGTGGGACATTGGCGAACTGCTAGCCGGCATGGTGAGATGTGGAGACCTCACTGAGGTTGCGGTGGGGTTCCGCGATCTCCGCAAGGGGGTGTCGTTCTCGAAGCAAGACGCATTCGTCCGCAAGGAAGAGGACGAAGACGACGTGATGTACGTGTTGTCCGCCCGCGTCGGTGACGGCGGGTCCGTCGACCTCTATTCAGTGACGGCGTCGATGAAGACCCGGCTCTCCGATGAGGCCATGGCGCTTTATGCGTCCGTTCACAAAATCCCGATGGTCGACATGCCGAAGCACTGGAGACACATGGATGATGCGCATTTCCAGGCATGTCTCGACGTCAGTGCGGCGAAGCGGGCTGACCCGGAGTTTGATTATCACAGCGCCTTACTAGGGCTGAAGGTGAAGATAGGATGACCAAGACGCCAACGACCATCGACGCCGAGGTGCCCGACTCTGAGCGAACGCCGCTCACAGTCAAGATGACTTTCGAGAGGGCTCTGCGGTCATACGCCTCGATCGAAGAGGCTCTGCAGTCTGACGTTGGCCCCCGCGCCTTGGCTGAGGGCATCATGCGCTACCCGAGTCGCGAGGTGCAGGTGTGGGACAACATGCAGGAGATCGAGCGGAGGGCGTACCGAGCGGCCTATCAGGCGGGACCACGGAAGCACGACTCGATCGAGGCGTATTCGCGCGTGATGGGGCTGGACCCGCCGTGCTTCACTGTCGAGGATGTTACGTGCGTAGCGGTGGAGGCGCCCGACCTGACCAACATCCCCGAGCCGCCGAGCGCCCCGGACATCGCCGCAGCCCGCGCAGCACTCGGCGAACTGGGGGAGGTGACCGAGGCGGTCAACAGCGTCGCCCGAGCACTCGCAGCGGAGCGTGCCCGGCTCGTGCATCTGTCGGACCACAAGCACGACCCCAGCGCCACGGATCCATCAGTGCCGCGCGGATGCGGGCCTTGCACCGAGTGGGAGCAGATCAAGCGGGCGGTGTTCGCTATCCCAGGGAGGGATGGGTAGTGGGCACCAAGAGGCGCGGCCGAGACATCACAAACGCCGCGGCAGACATAGGCACCGCCCACGTCCCGCGCGACTTGCTGCGCGTGCTGGGGATGGCCCGCGTGCGGGAGTTCGAGATTTCCGAGTGCCGCAAGTACGAAGGCAGGCAGTGGACCGCGCGACACCGCGGCGTGCGCTACGGCAACGCTATCCTATACAAGCACTGTGACGGCTCAAGGGAGAACGCACTCGGGTTGATCGTGCTGAATGCGCGACAGACGCTGGAGCAGCTGGAGGCGAACTCGTTCGTGGAAGAGATGCTGGGATATAGGCCACGCTGTGAAGAGCAATGGCCCGAAGGTACGGAGGGTTGAGATGGCGCTACTTGGGCAGGGGTGTACGCACGACTATCACGGGATGCCAGGCAGCCATTGCCCGCTGTGCCCGCCGCCGATGGAACCCGAGTCCACCGTGACGATTGGTGGTGTGGAGTTCGATGCGACCGAGTTCAGTGCGGCCGAGTTGGAGGTTGTGACGCTATGCAACGAGCGCAAGGACGGCGCCACCTGCAAGCGACCGAAGGACCACACAGGCATGCACTGCTCCATCCCGGAGTTGATGGCCCTGCACCCCGGGGCGGCCGCGCAGGTCGAGGCCGAACTGAAGAACCCTGCATGCCGTACGCACGCGGTCACCGTGGACTTCCTACAGGAGCAGATGGGCGTGGCGCTCGACCGGGTCAAGGACGGAACGATCAGCATCGCGATGGTGCGCACGCTCCTGAAGATGATCGTGGACGAGGGCCAGACCGTCGAGTATCTAATCAGTCTGCGAGGATAACAAAGAATGAGCGACATAAGGACAACAGCACTATCCAAGTACCGCTGCCACAAGGAGGTCAAGGCGGCGAAGATCATAGGCATGCAGCAGAGCCCTTGCGACGATGCTGTGGTTCTGGAACTGGAGGGGGAGCTGTCGGAGATCACTGTTCAGGTAAGCGCGAAGTGGCTTGCCGCGCATTCGCTGGTCGAGGTTGGCGGCTACTACGTGGTCTACGAGGATGCGGATGGCTACACAGCCTACTCGCCCGCGAAGGCGTTCGAGGACGGCTACACGCGGATATCCTGCGCCTTACTCAAAAAGGGCGAGCGCGTAAAGACCTCCGGCAACCGAGAGTTCATTGTGGCCGTTGACCAAGTGGCGCTGGACGAATACCCGTACATAGACGTTGTGGACGATGAGGGAGAGTCCTGGTCCTTCCCGCCGATAGAGCTGACGCGGATAACGGCGGACTAGCGATGACAGACAAGAAAGTCACGATGATCCTGATCACAGTCTCCGACGAGTGGCCGGCGGATACGCTACGCGAGTCGGCCGCCAAGGGAGTCATCGACGAGGGCATCCGCAACGACGCAGGCGAGCGCATCGGCACGCTGACTGGGTTGTGGTTCGACGAGGATGCGCAAGCGCTCATGGGTACCGGTGTGGTCCCTGAGTCAGTGGCTATCCCGAAGACGGACCGTATCAGGTTGGTGCAGTGACGCGGCTGCACATCACAGGCAACAAGAAAGACAACGAGCTAATGGCAAAACCGACAGTAGAGATGGCAATCAACGGGATGAACTACGTGCTCGACGACGTACCGTTGCCCTACTCCACCGTGTGTGCCCTGGCCCGCAAACCTGGCCAGCAACTGACCGTGACGTACAAGCGGCCCGATGGTACTGGCGGGTCCCTCTCCGATGGCGAGTCCTTGGCGCCTGTGGAGGGCACAGTCATCAACGCCGTCCACACAGGCAGCGCGTAGTAATGGCAGGGCGCCTGCACATCGTGGGGACTACAGGCCTATCCAATACAGACTATGCGAAGCTCATGCGCGTGATGCGCGGAGACCCGGCGCCGGTTGTGCGCGTCGTGTCGCCTGAGGCGCAGCGGTGGCTCGACGATATGCGGCAGTGGGCGAAGGACGTCGTGGAGGGTAGGCGATGAGAAGGGATAGGCGATGTTAGTACTGGAGGGGCAGCGGCTTTACGACCGGGCCAGCAAGTGCTTGGGCAGACAGCGGGGGGAGGGCCTGCAGGACGCCTCGTACCGCGTGCTTCGTACCCCCGGCGCAGAGCACCGCGTGCGGATGGCGGCGCATGCGGTGCTGGATATCCCGCCGTATCGCCAGGGGGACTCACAGGCGCCTTGGGATGGGCTCGAACGGGCGATCCGGATCTACGGCTCATTCAGAGCACGGTTATCCGCTACAGCAGGAGTAGGCAAGCGATGACGATCCAAGAGTATATCCAACTGGCGCTACTCGCGGCGACATGCATCACGCTGGCGCGGAGGGGATACGCATGAGCGAGAAGAAGCTCGACGCGGGGCTATCCGAGCTGGCCAAGCTCATGCTCGCTCGCGCAGGCGGCCGCATTATCCCGAGCGGCCACTACGGGTTCCCGAACGCCCTGTGGGTCGATATCAACAAGCTCGCGGAAGCCCAAGCGGACATGGACTACTGGGTATCGAACAAGCTGGGCGACGGCGATCCGATGAAAGACAAGCCCGTGTACGCCTGGCACCGCGGCCGCAACGGCCCTACGCTGTGTGGTGCGAAGATGGAGCCGAGCCCGCTGGAGCAGCGTCATGGCGTACCCGTTGCGGCGCAGTGCGATGAGTGCAAGCGCATCTGGTGTGGCCTGCGCTGGGTGAGCGAATGATCACCCCAGAAATGATCACGGCACTCGTACTCGGAATCATGTTCCTGTGCCTGTGTCTGGCAGCGGCTGTCATCGACTGGGTGGACGGGGAATGACCGATATCCTGGTGTGCCGCGACCCGAGCCACCGTGGCCTACTCGCACTGCGCACGAACACCGACATCCTCGGCTACTCGCGGATCACTCGCGACCCCGACCAGGCGATCGTGGCACTTGAGGCCGCGGTGGAGCTGCGCAACAAAGAGATAGCGGATCTGCACGAGCGCATCGGCTCGAAGGTGATAGCGCTGGCGTTCATGCTGTGCTGGCTGGCGGGCTACCTAATGGCGCTGATCATGTGGCGGGTGATATGAAGATAGACCTGAAGTTCTTTCCCCGTTCCCACGGATACGAGTTGATGCCACGCGACGGTAGACGGGGCGTGCGCGTGAAGGGTGCGTTCGGCCCCACGGCCTTCGAGCCCCCCTGCGGATCGGACTGGTGTGGTGACGGTATGCTTATCCTACCGCGCAGCCTTGCGCAGCTGGCCATGCAGGTGCGCGAGTGGAAGGTCACACTGGAGTTCGAGTCGCCCACTGAGCTGCGTACTCGGGTAGCGGCGGACGTGTGTCGGGAAGCGACTGATAAGCAGATAGAGGCGATTGCGCGGATAATGGCGGAGGGATGATCACGAACTACCGCTGCACCTTCACGGGGAAGGATGTGCTTATCCTCGTCACGGGCGTCGACCACGCATACGCAGAAACCCTGATCGACCGCGAAGACCTGCGCGTGGGCATCCAACAGCTGCGCCTGGACCTGACGTCGTGCGCCCGCGATCCCTACCGCTTCCCGCCTGAGGTCCGAGCGCCGCTGCACCCACCGCGTAGGACGCCGGGCGTGCGCCTGGGCCAGCGCTGGCGGGAGTATGCGAGGCGGAAGTGATCGCTAGCACGCGGGGCCTGGACGCCCGGGGGTACGCGAGGCACATGCGCATCCGGCGGCGTGCGGGACGGCCCTGCGAGCACCCGAGGATGGCTTGCTGGCGGAAGACGCTACTCGATCCGGAAGTGTCGGGAGGGGTGGCGCAGATCACCACATGCCAGGACTGCGGGGCGACGACGCGAGAGCACAAGCTGTACGGGGGCCCGGTGTGGGGCGCTTGAGTCTTATCCGCTACTAGTAGGAGCACATGAACAGCGTAGAGCTACGGCCATACCAGCTCGAAGCGGTAGATCGGGCGCGGTCGGCATTCACCCCCACAGTGCGCCGGGTGCTTCTCGTGGCCCCGACGGGCGGCGGCAAGACGGTTATCGCGGCGCACATCATTGAGGCGGCACACAGGCTCGGCAAGCGCGTGGTGTTCTTCGCGCATCGACGTGAGTTGATCGGGCAGACCTACGAGAAGCTACTGGACGCGGGCGTGCCCTCGGCGAGGCTGGGGGTGATGATGGGCAAGGACCCGCGCACGAACCCCACGGCCCCCGTGCAGATTGCCAGCATATCCACCTGGAGCCGCAGGGAACTGAAGCCTGCCGCTGACCTCGTGTTCATCGACGAGTGTCACCGAGCTACCGCGAAGACCTACCGCAAAGCTGCTGAGCACTACGCAAGCGCAGCACTGCTAGGCATGACCGCCACACCGTACCGCGCCAATGGCCAGGGGCTGGGCGACGTGTTCCAGGAGATGGTGGTCGTCACGACCCCGCGGGCGTTGATCGAAGATGGCTACCTCGTGGAGCCCCGAGTCTTCTCGGCCCCCAGCGGCTCCCTGCCCGACCTCTCCGGCATCCGAGTGCGCGGAGGCGACTACGACGAAGCAGAGTTGGCCGCCGCGGTGAACACGGGCGGTCTTGTGGGCGGCATCGTGGCACACTGGGAGAAGCACGCGGAAGGGCGTCGGACTGTGGCGTTCGCGGTGAACGTCGCGCACTCGAAAGCAATCGTGGATGCGTTCATTGTTGCAGGCATCCGCGCGGAGCACCTCGACGCCATGACGCCCACCGCAGAGCGTGCCGCGATCCTGCGGCGGCTCGCCAGCGGGGAGACTACAGTCTTATCTAATTGTTCCGTACTTTGCGAGGGCTGGGATATGCCTGCGGTGAAGGTCGCCATCCTTGCGAGGCCCACCAAGTCGATGGGCCTCTACCTGCAGCAGGGCGGGCGTATCTTGCGTCCGTGGGAAGGCGTGGGCGCACTCATCCTAGACCATGCGGGGAACGCCATGAAGCACGGGCTGCCGCAGGATGACCGCGAGTTCTCACTGGAGAGCAAGGTCAGCAAGAAAGGCGATGCGCTTACCAAGGAATGTCCCGAATGCTGTGCGATTGTCCCGAGGGGATTGCACGTGTGCGAGTGCGGTCACGAGTTCCCCAGGCCGACTGTCCCGGATGCCCCGCTCGTGGACGCGCCAGGCGACCTCGTGGCGATTGGACCAGAGCCGAAGCCGCCACCCAAGAAAGCCCCTCTGGAGGCAGGCCCACCCTTGTGGCTTATCCGAAGCAAGGTGTTCGAGCAGTTCGATGGGAAGGCTCGGGGGGATAACCCCAGCAGCGCCATCGAGCAGTTGCTGCCCGCGCCTCCGATCGGGTGGGCTGCGGACAACCTACCGCTCGTGAAGACGTTGCAGTACAGGCCGCATCAGATAGCCCTGCGGATCAACGGGCTATGGGCGCGTGAGTCGGTGGGCGCGCTACTGCCAGCGGAGGATCGGGCAGCCGACAGGATGGTGGATATCATAGACAGGCGTGCGTGCCTGCTCGCTGTTGTAGCCGGGGGCTCAGGTAGGTCCCACTGCGGCAGGCACCAACTGCACAAGGGAGGGCACAAGCGTAATGGGTGTAGCGGTGACTACTTCAGCTCGCGCGGGGGCAAGCCGTGCCCCGGGGACCATTTCGTCTACGCTCGCCCCAAAGGCACCAAGCAGTGCCGGGAATGCCACAGGTTGCGATCGACCAGTACAGATATCCAAGTTGTGCTGTACGAGGCCGCCTCGCGTAGACGTCTCGTGATCCTAGACTTCCTGCAGCACCTACTGTTCAAGCCCGGCTACAGCGGGCATAGAGCCCCGGCCCACGCCTGAATCTTTTATCCAAAGAGGGCTTGACTGTACGTACAGAGGCGTGGGAGTGTACGTACACTAAGAACGACAGGAGGCATGGCCTATGGCGACGACAGAGGTGAAACTGAACTACGCGGCGTATCTTGGAGGGACTGGATTCTCCGAGGCGGAAATGCGCCTCGCTGGGGCGGTAGTGGAGCGCGGCGACACGTGTGGGACTGTAGAGTATCGCGCCGGTTGGACGCAGGGCGCATGCAGGGCGCCGACGCCCGGAGCTGTGATGGCAGCCATGGGCGCGGAGTGGCGCGAGGGGTACGCGCATGGCCTCGAAGCTAGGACCACGGCATTCGCCAAGCGAGCTACCTGAACTTATCCGATATACTCCTGTGAGGGCGCAGCGTAGAACAGTCCCCCGTCGTCATCCGGGAAGCGCTACTCGGCGCTGCGCCCTCCTATTTTTGAAAGGCCTATCATGAGCATAGACAGCTTCCCGCTTCGGCCGGACTCGACGATAGCTCCGACTGACGAAGAGATCAGCGTCGACCCGATCCTGCAATACTTCCAGTTCGAGCACCTACCCGATCACCTGCAGCTCGTCTCGGCTCACTTCTGTACGCTCGCCACGGGTCTCGTGCGGAACATCTCGCGCTGTGCCGAGCGCAGCGCAGCGTTGCGCAAGCTCATGGAGGCCAAGGACTGCGCGGTGCGGGCGTCCCTGCCCGTGCGCACCACTGCGGCCCCCGCTGACCTCCTCACCTACAACGGCGTGTGGAACGGCGAGAGGTATCAGTTCGTCTTTCACAACCCCGGTGAGGGCACCGAAACCGTAGGGCTACCCCATGGCGGCCGGCTAGAGCTATACCGCAGGATGGCGCCCCTCCGCTTCCAAGCGTCGCTGCAGGACAGTGCGGGGCTCCGCATGTGCGGTGACTTCGAGTCCGATACGCAGGCGGCGCTCGACAGCCTGCAGCGCGCCTTGGATGCAGAGTAGCGTCGCAGAAAGGGACCTGATGAAATCTATCCACAAATACAAACTGACCATCGGTGATGAACTGGTAGTCGAAATGCCGGAGGGCGCACGGCTGCTCGACGTCCAGGTGCAGCGTGGGGAGCCTTGCCTGTGGGCTTTGGTCGATACGTCGGCGCCACCAAAGAAGCGGCACCTCGCTATCCGCGGAACGGGACACGCGGCAGACGGTTTGGAATCTGTGGTCTATGTCGGGACCTTCCAGCTACAGGGTGGCGGCTTGATCTTCCACCTGTTCGATCGTGACGCTGGGTAGCGGGAAGGCCCAACCTAAATACTTCGGAGAGCGGGCACAAGCGGCAGGACGGTTTCGATCGTGCTGCGCGCCCACCGCAACTCCGCTGGCCCCACCCCGTGCATTCCGAGCGGGGGCACAACTGGGTAGTCCCTCGGGGGCTCTGTCCAAATCTGCTGTTGTGCGGCGGTGGGGCAGGCGCCCGGGGGGCGATCGGATTTATCGTATACAGGAGATAGACGATGTCGATGAGCAATGCGGAAATGATGGAGCGGTCGGCGACGTGCTTCCAGGAGGCAAGCCGGGCGTACAGGAAAAGCCCCGAGCACCACGCCTGGAAGACGGCGGGGGAACTGTGGCGTACGCAGGCTGGAGTGAAGGCGCCCCAGGAGTCGACCGAGAAGCCCGAGCCCACGCCGTTGCCTCGTACCTAGGTAGGATTGGATAGAAGAAACATGGCTGAGTTCACGAAGATAACCGGTGCCTCTGAGTTCGAGCGCCCCAAACACCCCAACTGCGTCATGGCCCGCATCGCGGAGGTGAGCCATACGGCTCAGACGACCCGCATGGTGTTCGAGAACGGTCACCTTATCATGGTCGATATCGACTGGGCCGATTCGCCGCTGCCGGGCGACGTGCTCGTGATCGGCGCGACCCACGTGTTCCTGTGGGAGCGTAGTGCTGTGCCGCTAGCTATCCACGCACGGTTCGATAAGGAGAGGAGCACCAGCGCGTGACCGACCCTGGACAGCTAGTACGAGAGGAGCGAGCGCGAGTGCGTGATGCCAATCAGCTTGCTGCCAAGCGCGCGGGCGCAACCATCGTCGAAGTTACGGGCCTGGTGGTGTGCTGCGCCATCCTCGCGAGCACCTTCGCCGGCTGCACTTATCTTGCGGTGACGCACCCATGGGCGATGCTCAAGCTGCTGGCCTCGCTGTTCGGATTCGCCGTAGCGACCTGCCTGTTCGGGCTCGTCTTCATCAAGCACATCGTCAAACTACTCGACAAGGCATGATAGTATGATCTGCGAATCCTGCGCACTGCCCCTCGACCGTTGCAGTTGTTATACGCGAGTCGTCCCGGAGCGCTGCGGGTGCTGTTACTGCAAGGACAAGCGGGCGGCTTTGGTGTGTCGATGCTTGCAGGCTGCTCGGGAAGCGCAGCGCGCTGCGGCGGAGTACCACCGGAGCTTCCGCCGGAACATGGCGCGCGACTACGATACTGAGTGCCGGGTCACGGTTCGGGAGATCATAAAACAGGCGTGGCGGGCTCAGGGGTTCTACGGGAAGGCCCGCGATTGCATGGAGGCGATATCCAAATGACCGACCGCATAGAAGAGATAGTGACCGAGTGGGGGTACGGCGATCGGGATGACCTGAGCGGTCTCATAGAGAGGCTGAAGGTTGTGCCCATGGGGCGTCCCGCCGAAGGATACGTTACGCCAGAGGAACACAACGCAGGCGCCCCTGTGTGCTTCGAAGAGATGGGCCACCGCGACCGTCGGTGTCTGTTGCGGGAAGGCCACGATGGGCCGCATATGACCCCCGCGGGGATATCAGCAAGTGACGTGCTGGTGGAGCTGGACGGCAACCGCCTGAAGCCGCCCGATCGCGTGCGCGACCTGAAGGTCATCATGCGGTTTGCTGAGCAGCAGCATGACCTCGGGAAGCTCTGCGAGTTCCTGCCCAGCCCCGACCTGACCATCCGCCACGCACAGAAGCACCAACCCTGGACCGTACCCTACTCCGATGGCGTGATGGTAGCGGAGGGGAGCAAGGTCCCGCACATCCTCGGGACGCACACGACGCTGCACGCAATGAAGACCGTGGGGAAGCTCGCGGCCGTGTTCGAGTCCATGGACCACCCGGCGGGCGCCAACGCCATCGAGCCGGGCGCCCCTACGACCAGGCAGCGGGAGGCTATCCGAGACGCGGCCGCAGACCTCATGACGGCGTCTTTGCGTCTCGCCAACCTGTACGAGTTCGACCTGCAGGACGCCCTGTGCGAACGCGTGGAAGAGAAGAATGGGCGAGGGTTCGACCCGCCGCAGCCGAAGGAGATGCGGTGCAAGGCGGAGGACTCGGCCACGGGCCTGCAGTGCGCCCATCCTGATGGCCATGAAGGCGCCCATGAAGTCGATGATGACAAGCTCGGGCTGATCGTGTGGAACGACGAGTCGTGAACGCGAGGGGCGCCGTACAGGCTGCGCGCAAACGCCTGGACGAAGCACTCATCGCTGCATCATCGCGTCTGTACACATTGAACCTGGGCGCCCGGGGCGTGGTCCGGCTAGAGGACGGCGTTGACCTGACATGGGAGAGGCACGAGCACGTATGGGGGCTCTACATCAGGAGAAAGCCCCACACCCCAGGGCAGGAAATGCGGGTTGCTGACATGGAACCCACCGCCCTCACGAAGTCCCAGTGGTCGTTCCGGTTGCTAGCAGCCCGCAAGCTTCCAGAACTACTGGCCGACATCCGGTCCCGTGCGGCTGGGGACCTCGGAGATCTTGATGCTGCGATTTCAACCGCGCAGGCATTCTTATCCGATAGAGGCATAGCATGACTATCCACAGTTGCGGCGGCTGCCCCTACGTACGCGGTGTCGGGCGAAAAGCTCACGGCCCGGAACTGGGGTTCTGTGGCCATCCCAAGCTCACACTCGGCGATCGGATGGGTGACGTGCATACAGATGGTTCTCCGCCGCAGGGCTGCCTGATCCGGAAAGACCCCGACGATGACCGCGTGGCCAGCAATGCGCCGGTACCTGCGGTTCACCCTGCGTTGCTCCCCCTATCCGACAGAGAGAACCCATGACCGTTCAATACCTCGACTTACTCCGCAACATCCTCGACAACGGCACGCCCCGCGGCGACCGGACTGGCACGGGGACCACTGCGCTGTTCGGCGCGTCCATGCGGTTCGACCTCGCGAAGGGCTTCCCGCTGCTCACCACGAAGAAGCTGCCCCTGCGGCTTATCGCGGAAGAGCTGCTGTGGATGCTGTCCGGCTCGACCCACGAGCATGTGCTGCGGGATAAGAACGTGAACATCTGGGCCGAGTGGGCGACGCCCGCGAAGTGTGCGGAGTTCGGCCGGGCGCCTGGCGAGCTGGGCCCGGTCTATGGTCACCAGTGGCGTAACTTCGGTGGGACCAAGCGCACGGCCCCCGCGGGGTCGGGCACCGTCTACACCTACGAAAACGATGGCGTCGACCAGATTGCGGCCATCGTCAAGACTCTGGTCGTGAACCCCAACAGCCGCCGCATTATCCTCACGGGCTGGAACCCGCTGGAGGCCGACGATGTGGCGCTCCCACCGTGCCACACACTCGTGCAGTTCGACGTGGATGCAGGCAAGCTGTCGTGCCAGCTCCTCATGCGTTCGGCCGACATGTTCTTGGGCGTGCCGTTCAACACGGCGAGCTACGCGCTACTCACGCACATGCTCGCGCAGGTGACCTGCCTCGAAGTGGGCGACCTGATCATGTCGTTCGGGAACGTGCATATCTACAACAACCACCGCGAGCAGGTGCGCGAGCAGTTGGAGCGCGAGCCGCGGCCGCTGCCCCATCTGGTGCTCGACAGCGGCGTGGGGGATATTGACCGCTTCAAGTGGGAGCACATCGAGCTGGAGGGGTACGATGCCTGGCCGACGATCAAGGGCGACGTCTCGGTATGAGCCTCGCGTTCAGGAAAGCGCTGGATGCGGTGACCCCTGAGGACAGGCAGGCGGTCGCCGATGGGTTCACGTACCGTCTGGACCACCTGGGCGGGCGCGTCGAGTACGCACGCGGTCTGCAGGAAGCGATCGACATCAGGCGCCGCAAGTTGGGTGAGGCGGAGGCGCGGATCACAACACTACCGTGGGAGCGCAGGGCATGAGTAACGACGTCGGCCAGGGGCCACCGCAGCGCACCGAGCATGCTTGCGGCGACCTGAGGATCCACATCTACAACACAACCGTGTGGGAGTACGACGTGGATGGGTGGGACCCGACAGCAGGCGAGTTCGGGAAGCCCAGCCGCACGCGCCACACGGTGCTGGTCACCGACTTGGACGACGAGCGTGCGGAGCTGACACATATCCTTGTCCATGGCCTGGTAGATATCAGCGGCGTCATCAAGGCCATGCAGTGCGGGACGGAAGCGCCGTACCTGCGTTGGGACTTCATTCGCAAGCGGGCGTACTTCGCGGTGTACCCGTGATGCAGGATCCCATGGGCCCGCCGTCGAAACCCGAGGCCGAACAGGTCGACCATCCTGCGCACTACGGGGGTGAAGATAACACCTACGAAGCGATCAAGGTCATCGAGGCGTGGGGCCTGGGCTTTTGCCTGGGCAACACCGTGAAGTACATCGCACGTGCCGAGCACAAGGGCGCAACCACTCAGGATTTGAAGAAGGCGCTGTGGTACCTGCAGCGCGAGATCAAGACGCGGGAGAAAGCCGATGAGTGAGGGAACGATGTCGAATGCCTTTCGGGCGCTGTGGGAGGAAGAGGCACGCGACGTATTCGCGCAGGTGGAGAAGTTCTGGCGGATCGGCCATCCAGACAAGGTAGGCGCCGAGCCGCGCATGCCTCCCGAGGAAACGCTGCAGCTGTGCTTACGGCTCATCCGTGAGGAACGACAAGAACTGCACCGCGCGGTGGATGCGAACGACCTGCCAGAGATGGCCGACGCACTCGGCGATATCATCTACGTGGCGATTGGTATGGGCGTCGCGTGCGGTTTCCCCATGCGCGAGGTGTTCGGCGAGATCCAGCGCACCAACATGGCAAAGTTCCCGGGCGGCGTAGTGACGCGGCGACCGAGCGACGGCAAGGTTCTAAAGCCTAAGAACTGGACCAAGCCGGACATCGAGGGGATCCTCGCGCGGGCGACGGAGAGTGCGAGGGCGCAGGCCAGTGTCGGCGAAGACTGACGCCGAAGACGACGCGATCGCGCACAAGTACTCGCGCCTTCTGCAGTTCATGCACTGGGCGACCGAGCAGCCCGAGGCCGAGCGCATACCGTTCGGCGAGCTGATAGATATTGGCGTGCGCGCCCTGAAGCTGGAGCCGCCCGGCGAGAGTGTGCGTGCGGCTCTACTGCGCGCGATTGCCAAGTTCGTGCTGAACGATATCCCATACACGACTGTGACAGCGTAAAGGGACGACCATGTCTCTCGCACTGCCGACCAACAAGGAAAGAAAAACTCTCAAATGCGATACTTACTACCACTACTACTAACGCTGTTCGCCCTGTTCTCTTACACGGCTTTGGCCGAGGAGGGGGAGGACGAGTCCGTCACCACGGTGCTCATCGAGGACGGAGCCTACCTCTGCCACCTGACCGGCGCAGAGGACACGGTTGATCTCGGGTCGGGGTGCTTCGTTTTCGAGGATTCCAAGGACGCCTACGGCCGCGCCATTGGTGTACTGGAAATCGTCGTTCCCGCGGGGACCTTCAGCTCCAGATGGAAATGTAGCGATGCCGCCTCGGACCCGGAGGAACGCGTGCAGTGCTACGGCTACGGCATGGATGGCTACACCTTCACAGGACAAGGTTCCGGCGCCCTGAAGAGGAACGCGGGGGAGGGTGAACCCGACCTGGTGCTGGACACCGCAGGCATCACGGGAGCGCAAATCGGGACCGTGGGGGTTGCGAGATGCTTCGTCGACCCTGAGTGCGAGCCGGAGTCTTAGCTGGTCGCAGTAGCATGACGTAGGGGCGGCTTTTCCATTGGGAGGGGCCGCCCCGCTTCACCCCTCGACCCGGAGAGAGATGATGTCTGAAAATACGAACACCTACCCAGCCGCCGCCCTGAGGATGGCGCACCAAAACGGGGTCAGCGAGGGCCGCGTTGAGATGGCCGCCGAGGTCCGGCCCGTCCTCGATGCGTTGCACTCCACCTGTGACGCGCTGTTCGGCGACACAGACCCGTCGGACCCGGATGACCCGCAGCTGGTGGCGATGAAGAACGCGGCGGAGCTGCTCTACAGACTACCGAGCGATGCGGTGTTCGGCGTCGTTCCACCCACCGAGCCCGCAACAGACGAGGACATCGCCGAACTGTTCCACACCACCTACGAGCGACTGGCCCCTGCCCATGGCTACAAGACTCGCGAGGCCAGCGCGGTCCCGTGGATGGATGTGCCGGAGAACAACCGGACGCTGATGATTGCTGTCGCCCGCGAGGTCCGCGCCGCTCTGTTCGGAGCCCCCAATGCCTGACCCCAGCGCAATCGAGACGGCGGCGAGTCTGCGGCAGATTCTGGAGGCACTACACCATCGATGGGCGGGCGAGGCTGCGGGCTACCAGATGGTGCGGCGCGACGCCATGCTGTCATGCGCAGAGGAACTCCGTATCGCACTGGACGTCGAGCCGGTGGGGGAGGTGGGGCCACCGTTCGACCGTGCCGCAGGCGTGGCCCGAGACAAGGAAACCAAGCGCGTGCTTACCGGCGCCCGTGCCAGTACGGAGGCCATGGGGTGGTCCGTCGTCGAGAAAGCCCTAGCCAAAGCCCACGCAGCCGGGCGTGCTGAAAGTGCTGAGGAACTGGTCGTGGCCCGGGAGACGAACGGGCGCCTCAACCGGCGATGCCAGCACGCAGAATCCGTAGCGAACTGGACGGTTGAGCGGTGCAAGCGCAGCAGGGGCGGTATCGGGAGGGCGCTGGCGAACTACGGCTACACGATCGCGGTCCGCGAGCGCGACGCAGCCCGCGCCGAACTGTCTGAAGCGATGGGGAAGGTGCGGAAGTTGGTTGTCGATGAGAAGCGCGACGCACCCAAGAGGAACAACACGGCGCCCAAGATATATTGGGTCGCCTACCGGCATGCGCTCGACGCCGTACTCGCCATACTTGCAGTGACGGCCGCTGGGGTACTAGACATCGAGAAAGAGCGGAATGGCACCGACGATGGGGGTACGTAATGGATAGCGGAGAAGTAGCGGTAGGGGCACTGCTGATGCTGGCAATCATAATGGCGGGGCTATACGCATGGTCCCGAATGTGGACGCCATGAGCCGAGGTGCCAGGCTTATCAGATAGAGGTAGAGCATGGCGCCCAAGAAACCAAACCGCGGGAACACCTGCGTATGCGGCCATCCGCGCAACGCGCACGTCCATCAGGGCAAGGGTGTGGTGCGGTGTGAGGAGTGCGCACGGCGCAGCAAGTCGGTGCTGCACCAATGCAGCAACTTCGAGCTGTCGCCGTCGAGTAAGGATAGGTATGGTTGACCTACTTTCAGATAAGGGCTGCACCTGCGCGGGCGATAACACGTGCGAGTACTGTGGTACGCACTGTGTCGAGTGCGGTGCGAAGCTGCCCTGCGACGATCACCCCGCGGAGGACTACGGGGATTACGTGGATGCGGTGGCGCAGGTGCGTCGCAAGACAGCAGAGGCGGAGGCAGCTGCGGAAGCGGCGCGGCCCCCGTTCTACGTCACGCTCAACGCGCTGCGCGGAATAGGCTGGACGGTCGCGGCGCACAACGACTTCCGCCACGCGGGGGAGCTGCACACGTTCTGGATGTTCACGAAGGGCACCACGTTCGTGCAGGGGCGCGGCCGCACCGACGGCGAGGCGCTCGAATGCATCCGCCTGGAGCTGCTACAACGGGAGGCGGTTGCGGAGCAAGCCGCGCAAGAGTTCATGCGGCAGATGAGGACAACATCATGAGCCGCCCTAGGAGGATATCATGTCAAGAGATAGAGAAGAGACGACGCTGAGGGAGGATCTGGAGCGCTACGTAGCTCTGGAGCTTTCGGCAAACGCGGCGCATGTGGCTGCACTAGAGGGCGTATCCAAGGCAACTGCGACGGCCGAAGAAACGGTTGCCGCGGTGATAGCAACCGCAGTTGCCTCGGGAGTAAGCGAAGTGGAGGCGGCAGAGCGTCTCGACACCGCCATGAGGGTCGTAGTCCCGCAAGCGATAAAGTCTGCGGTAGCAGAGGAGGAAAGGACGCGAGAGGAGCTGAGCGAGGCCGCGAAGAAGTCGGCGACCAAGGGCGCGGAGATCGAGACCTTGGTCAAAGAGCTGATGGGGGCGGAGGCTCGTCAGCTTGATGCCCGGCTAAAAGCCGAAGCAGCTACGAAGGTGGCGCCGCTTCAGGTGACGATCGGCATCTTCCGAAGCGCGGGCTGGTTGGTCGAGGCGCATCACGACTCCATGCACGAAGGGAAGTTGCGCACGACCTGGATACTCGTGAAGGGCTCCGCGATCATCCGCGGCTACGGTCCGGACGACTGCGCGGCGCTCGAATCGATTCGTTCGGCGGTGATGGCACCCACCAAGGACAGCAGCGACGGTGTTGCCGCCGAGCCGGGATGAGCAAGCCCGAGGAAGTCGCGCACACACCCGGCCAGATTGCCTACGAGGCGTTCATGCAGCAGCACTGGAGCAACTCGGGCAACTGGGCGGTGGGCATCAACGACCGGCAGAAGGCCGCGTGGGAGGCGTGCGCGAAGGCTGTGCTGGATGCTGCCGGGGGCATGGTGGATCTCGATGGATTGATAGACCCGTGAGCGACGACGAAACCCCAAAGAAGGATAACGTGGTTCGAGGGCGCTTCCCCCCAGCCAAGTTCCCCCACAAGTATCCTACCCCGCCCTCGACAGCTTCGCAGCTCCCCGACGGTATGCGGCAGATCTACCAGGGGGCAGGCGCCCCGCAGCCTTCGATGGGACGCACGTGGGACGGCGTGATGGATCAGGCGGTGCGCAGCTACATTGAAATGCTCCAGAACTATATCGATTCGCAAGGCCCAGACATCCCCGCGCAGGTCAGGTACGGCTGCTTCAAGATGGCGGTGAGCGCGGCGTTCCTCGGCTTCGCCCCGGGGTACAAGCCGCTCGACCTGAACGACGATGCGCAAGTCATCGCGCGAGCGGCCTACGACCACGCCAAGATTGTGATTGATCGCGACAAGATCGACTGGAGCAACCGGCATGCGGTGACCAACGCCATCGCGACGGCTATCCAGCTCGCGACTGCGCCGCCCTTCGAGCCGCCCGCGAGCTGAGTATCCGATACGGGGTGGGTATGACTGACGGAGATCTTCCAGGACGCTGCAACTTCCGAGATTGCACGAACCAATGCGCATACCGACGGGAAGCGCTCTTCTGCTTACGGTGTGAGGCTGATATCGCGAAGAGCCTCGCCGGCCGTAAACCTGAGGACCCTGAATGGGTCAACAGGGAGCGCGCGAGGCACGGCTTTCCCGCGCTGAGGAGCGGCCCCGAGGGGTTAGTGCTGGTGTTTCGACCGCATGAGTTGGCGTGGCTGCACGACGTGATATCCACCCTTCCTAGGAATCACCCGAATCGACTGGCGACGGGCGAGATAGTTCACGTGGCCATGCTGCTGCGCTTCGCAGATCCGAGATGTGATTCCAAGGCGCGCTTATATCCGAAGATCGGCTGTAGCCTGGCCGCGGACCACGAGGGGCAGCACGTGGGATTTAAAGATGAAGGTGGCACTGCCCATTGGGAGAACTGCGGGGCTGTCACCGCGCCTTGTACGAAGCGCCATCCCACTGCTGTGGATAAGGTGTGCTCGCTGACCGAGGGCCACAAGATGGAGCACAAGACGGCGGGAGGTCTGCAGTGGTCTGCGTCTGCCGCGCTGTGTAGTGTCCCGCGCCCGGGCATAGCCTGGGATTATTGTGACCGGGCCCAAGGCCACGAGGGGGCCCATCGCACCGGGTCTGGGTTCTGGCGCGCCGCCTGCGTGCATCGCCACCCCGAGCACGTGAACGCGGCGTGTGTGCTGCCCGCGGCCCATGACGGGAGACACCACAGCGCGGGGGGCCTGACGTGGTTATCGCCTAAGTTGCAGCGGGAGGGTTGCCGGTGTACGCCCCTGCGAGATAAGGGCGAGCACGCAGGGTTCGCAGGGGTCGATCAGAACGGCGATAGCCTAGCCTGCCCGCAGCACAACACGCCTTGGCACAACGACGGCGACGACCCACCCGTATCCGATAAAGCGGTAGACATGAGTCCACCCGACATTACCCCGATGCCCAAGGCCACCCGCGAGTTGCGCGATCAGATACGCGCAGCCTTTGACGATTGGTTCACCAAGGCGACCACGGGCGACGTGCCCGACGGCGACATGGGCGAGGCCGCGTCGTTCAAGATCGAGTTGTTCCGCGGGAGCTACGACGATAACAGCGACCCGCAGTGGCAGCACACAGTCGAGACGTCACGCACGAGGAGTCAGTACCGTGGCTAAGAAGGGGCGGCGGCCTGTCCGCCTGCAGTGCGCCAAGTGCCCATGGAAGACCTCCACCGACCCGTACGATATCCCGAACGGCTACTGTGAGGGCAAGCACGCGGCGCTGGAGAGTACCATCGCGGAGCCGGGCTCATTCGCCACGCGCGACGGCACCCTGCGCATGATGGCGTGCCACGAGTCGGAGCCCGGGGCAGAGGAGTTCTGTGTGGGATGGTTCGGCAACCAAATGGGGCGAGGCGGCAACCTGGGCTTGCGGCTGGCTTGCGCCCACAGCCAGATCGATTATCACGTACAGACTGTGGGCGAGCAACACGACTGCCTTGAGGATACGCTGCCGGGAGGCGAATGATGGTGACGAAGATTGGGCTTATCGATCCTGCGGACTTCGACGAGAAGCGCATGGAGACGTTCGCGGATGCGGTCATTGCGCTCGGTCGCTCGCGAGGCATAACGCAGGAAGAGATGGCTGCGTCGTGCATGGCTATCAGCGTCAACCACATGACGGCGACGGGTGTGGGCGCGGACCACTGCGCACTGACAGCATCAAGGCTGTACTCGATACGCGCGCGGCGCGGCCAGGACCCCAAGCTACTCGTGACGGCGCGCACGCCCCCTCGCTCGGTTGAGGATACGCTACCCGAATGACCGGCAAGCTGGATAATCTAGGCTTCGCAGAGCACATGCGGTCGCGTCGCGGTGAGTCCCCGATCCGAAAGCAGGCGGGAACCATCTACATGTTCAGCCTAGATTCTTCGGGTGGGGATGGGATGTGTGTCGCGCTGTCCGAGTGCGGGGTGCTACTCGCGGAGCACTACTGCAGTAGTGAGATCTGGGGCTTCCGGGATCTGGCGGACGATGCGATTGCGGGGCGCCTCGCGGGCTACGCGGCGTTCTACCCCGAGGGCTATATCCTGCAGAGTGTGCGCGCGGATCAGCGTGCAGGGAGTGCTGGGTGGGGGGAGGCTTGCGGTAGGCACATCCTGCGGGCGAAGGATAACTCAGCCGTAGCTGAGAACATGCGGGGGCTACTAGCGTTAGCGCAGTCGCAGGGCCAGGCGTGATCGACCACTTCGCGATCTGGTACGACATACCTATCACCGTCATCGACTTCGAGACCACGGGGGTCAACAAGAAAGCGTGTGGGGTGGTCCAGGTCGCGGCCGTGCGCTTCGAGAAGGGGCGCGTGACCGACAGCCACAAGACCCTCGTGGACCCCGGCATCCCGATCCCTTTCCACGCGACGAAGGTCCACGGCATCCGGGACGCGGACGTGAGGGGCGCGCCGAGCGCAGAGGACGCATTGGCTTCCAAGGATATGTACCGGGTCTGTGCGGGTGCGGTGTTCTGCGCCTACAACGAAGAGTTCGACCGCGGCATCGCGGAGCGGTTTGCGCTCGACCTGGTACCAGACTACGGGCCGTGGATAGACCCGCTGGTGATGGTCCGGTACTTCGCGAAGAAGCAGGGCGTCAAGGGCAACAAGCTGGGCGAGGCTTGCGCGCGATGGGGTGTGGAGCTGACAGATGCGCATGATGCGCTCGCGGACGCCACGGCAACGGGCGAGCTGCTGTGGGCGATGCGTCGCTACATTGGGATCATGACCTACGGCGAGCTTATCCGAAGGCAGCGCACGCAGGCGCACAAGAACAGGGGCTGATATGAATAGGCAAAAGCGCCACAAGCAAAAGCAGAAGACGAAGCGCAAGGCGGAGAAGAAGGCGACCATCGAAGACCGCACGCGGCGCGTTACGCTTGAGCAGATCGAGGCCGAGTATGCCGCTGCGCTGGGCGAAGACAGCGAAGATTCACGGTCGCGACCGACCGCAATGAAAGGATAGCCATGGCAGCGAAAAAGAAAGCTCAAAAGAAGAAGGCGGCTAAGCCCAAGTCCCCGAAGAAGACCGCTGCGCAGCGGCAGATGCAGCATGTCGGTCGGAAGATCGAATCTCTCACCGCACTTATTGAAGAGCTGTGCGTAGATCAGCCTGATCAGGTGGTCATCAACGCGCTCGCGCAGGTTTCCGTACGTCGCTGTCTCACGGCTGATCTGGCCATCGCCAGCTTCACAGGTATCGTCGGCGCGCATATCGAGTCGAGTGCGCGTGAGCTACTGAAAGGGAAGAAGCTCCGTAAGGAGTGAGGGGGAAGCTCCTGTGGCAAATCAGGTAGATATCTTCGTTTGCCGCAGGGGCTTCAATGCTGGCGTCGAGTACTGTGGGTGCGGCAACCGCGCGGTGAAGCAATGCGACTACAAGCTCAGAGGCAACCTGCACGGCGAGGTGTGTGGGAAGCTCCTGTGCCCGCGCTGTGCGACCCCTGCGGGCCAGGGGGCGGCGCCAGGCGTCTGCGGGGTGCATGCGCCCGTGCAGGAGGCGTGGGACCCCACGCAGCGACCGAGGCGCAGTTCATGATCTTCAAGAAGCTGGTGACGGCGTACCGCTGCGAACGCTGTGGCAACGAGTGGCTCCCGCGCAAAGAGGGCAACCCCCTCCCGACGGTCTGCCCCGCGTATGGGTGCAAGAGCCCGTACTGGAACCGCCCCCGCAGGAACTTATCAGCTACAGGATAGTCATGAGTGAAAACGAAGGCAAGCTACCGACGTATCGCAGCCACAAGGAAGTGCATGCGCTCAAGATCGGTGAGATCAGGCGCATGACCGTAGTCGAGCCCGGCTATGCGGACCCCCGCGAGTACTACCGCCTTATCGGAGCTACTGCTGGGGAGGTCGAAGTCAGCGTTGGCTACATCGAAAAGCACGAGCCGAAGATTCACGGCTACTACGTCCGCTATGCTGATGGATACGAGAGTTTCAGCCCGCGCGCGACCTTCGAGGGCGGGTACATGCTGATCGGCCAACAGACCGAGGCGTCGCTAGCACAGGTCGCGCATGACGCATTCGATCGCGCATGCCTGCTCTTCGAGGACGACCACTACACGAGTGATTGGGATAGCGTGAGCGCGCCCATGCGGAAGGGTTGGGAGGCCGCTGCGCAGGCAGTTGAAGCCGCGATCCGGGACCGTGCCTAGCAACGCTGCGTCATTCGTCCGTGGCTGCGCGGCACACGGCGCTGTGCTCTACGAGTTGGAGGTACTCGGTATCTCCACCGAGTGGTTTGCGAGCAAGGCGGCCGCGCGGTCGCGAAGGGGCGAACTGTTCAAGGACTTGGGGCGCCCCGGCGGCGTGGCCGCAGTTGCAAAGCTTCTGCCGATCAACCGGGTGACGCTCACTGCGCGGCTCACCCCGAAGACACTGGCACTCGCGCTACTGAACGGCGAGGGCTTCGTAGCGACGAGAGAAGAGGCGGTAGTGTGATGCAGGATAGGCTGGGGATGACCGCGACTAGGCGCATCACGCGCGCGCAGAAGCTGTCCGTGCAGTGCCCGTTCTGTGGCGCTAGCCCGGGCAGCGGATGCATCGCGCGTGAGCGGCTCAGCATCTTACGGAGATCCCTGTCGTGGTCTGGTCCATTCAAGGTGGCGGTACACAAAGAGCGGCGGGATAAGTACGTCCGGGAGAATCCAGAATGAAGAGGAAGACCTTCGCAGAGATCCTCGATTTCTTGGAAAGCACTGCGCCGATCGACCGCCAGGCGCTGGCCGACGTCGTCCGCACGGCTGCGCACGACCTCGCGGTGCGCTCCATACCCGATCCGCCTGAGAACGACAGGCAGCGGCTATGGGGGAGGATCATGGCGGCCGCCTACGAGGGCGACCTGAACTACGACAACGCGACGCACACGGCCGATGCTGCAGTGGCGGCGCTCGGCAGCAGATTTGATAGGTGAGCGATGATGGAGTTTGCGACGACCGTGCAGGTGGCTGATCTTGCCCCGGTGCCTCCGGGTGGTGACGGGTGGATGCTGGGCGGGTCGGCAGCTGCCTACCCGGGCACTGTGTATCACTACTGGCAGCGGCCAAAGGAACACCAAGCCAAGGTGTGCTCGCAGTGTCGCGCCATGGCGTTTGTCGAGGGCAAGTGCGTTGGCTGCGGCAAGCACTACGTGCCTACCCAATGACCAGGCAAACCAGCATCGCGGCCTACCACGCGATCATCGCGGACGGTTCGATCGGCAGACAGCAGACGGGTATCTACCGGAAGCTCTACAGCGATGGCCCGCTCACCGCGAACGAATGCCTGCTCAAGATCGACGCAGACCGAATATCGAACGGCAACGCGGGTGTGAACTACTCGGGCGCGCGCAATCGATTCGGGGAGTTGCGCGATCGTGGGGTGGTTGCTGAATGCGGGACGCGCACGTGTACGGTGACCCACCGCAAGGTGATCGTCTGGGACGTGACGTGTAACCTACCCCGCGAGCTACCGAAGCTGGCGCCAAAGCCAAAGCCCGAGCAGCTCGCGGCCGCGGCGGTCCAGTTGCGGCGCCTACTCACGGAGGCCAGGAGCCGCGCTATCATTACAGACTACGATGACGTGATCGAGTTGGTGGCCGTCGGGCGCTGGCTCGCGAACCACGAAGCCTGACTTATCCGATATAGCTAGGCATGCCCAGCCAACGCGCGAAAGACCTACTCGCGGAGCTACCGAAGCAACACGGGCTCACGCCCGATCAGCTGTGGCGCAACCGGGACGCGGGTGAAGTGGGAGAACTGGACGTGTGGGCCAAGCACTACGGCCTGAAGCGCCGCGGCTGGTCCCCGTCGAGCGAGTCGATGCATGGCTCACAGGAGCGGTTCAACGTGTGGATCGCGCAGCGTGAGGGCGACGAGAGTTTACGGGCCCGAGTGGCCAAAGCGATTGAGGACACTGAATGACCGAGCGAGTAGCAGGCGGCCGACCACCGAGGGTCCAAAAGAATCGAGCGAGTCGAGGCAAGCGAGTCCCGGCGATGGATCTGATAGAGCGGGAGGGCTGGATTGTTGGGGACAAGCTCATGCACAGCACCTGGCAGGCGCCGCGAAGCATCGAGGCCATCGAGGGTGGGGATGTGAAACTGCGCAGTCCTGCTGGTGGTGGGTTCTCCTGGCCTGCCTCACTGCCCTCGGATACGCGCAAGGTCGAGGATGCTGCCTAGAGTATCAGCACGAGCCCCACGGCATCCGGGCCCGCCGCAGGACATTGGGATCCTGGAGTTGAGCAACTGGTCCGCCATCCTGAGGGAGATACAGGCCCGCACGAGTGTGCGACTCGCCCGACGTGACTACGCGGACCAGGTTATCTTACGGTTCCTCCGGGTCATGGGCCCTGCCTATTCGGTCGAGGTGGGCGATGCGCTGCGCGTCACGGTGTCAGCCGCACGCGCCCACCTGGATAGGCTGGAACGCGCGGGCAAGCTGCGCTCGTGGTGGGGCCCGCCGAGGTCTGCTACTCGGATGGGGCGGAGATACTTCGAGGTGGCAAGTGCCGAATGAAAAGACGTCATGCAGCGGCCAGTGCTGCGAGCGCTTCCCGCTATCCATTGCGCCCACAGGCAGGGATACGATCGAAGCCCTACGCAACAAAGGGCACTGGGGCCGCCCGACGTGGGAGGAAAGCGAGTTCATCGCGAACATGCTTATCCCATTCCAGGGACCGATCCGATCGGAGCAGAGCCTCGCCGACATACCCTGGGCGCAGAGGAGCCCCAGCGAGCACCACCTCCCCGAGTTCACCTGCAAGCACCTCGGGCCGACCGGCTGCACCGTCTACGACCACCGGCCGAACATATGCAGGCGCCACGGCGTTACGGCTTCCTGCGACCACCAGCGCGATAAGACATGCACGCTAGACCCCGAGCCGTGGCTCATCCCGCCAGACACGCTCACGCGACCGCGCAAGGGCGATGAACAGGGCACCCTGGTGCCGCAGATCGAAATGGGCGAGCCCATGCTCAAGTGGGAGTCAACGACAGGGGTCGAGATCGATGTCGGTGACTGACGATCCATTCTTCGCCAACCTCGCCCGCTTGCAGTTCAAGGGGAAGATTGACGAGATATTCCGCCTGGCGACCGCGCGCGGCTGGAAGGTCAAGCTGGTGATCTGGAAAGACAGCGGCGAGGAATGGACGCTCAACCCGAAGGGCAGCCAGCAAACCGGCGAAGTTCCCCGCCCCGTGGACCACGTGACCGCAACCGTTATCCGATAGAGGTGGGGCTATGGATGCCGTTGCTACGCTAGCCGCTCAGATGATCACGTGTGAGAAGGGACTGGGCAAGATGCTCCCGCATGCGTGCGGCCGTCGATGGCGCATCGCGAACGACATCGAGCCTGGGGATTGTGGGCTGACCCAGGTGAAGTGCGTCACGTGTGTTCACGGCGAGCGACGCTCGAAGGTGGCGAAACTTCCGCCGCGCAAAGCTACGAGCGCCGAACGCAACAACGGCAGGGCTGATCGGTGCTGCACCTTCTGTGGGGAGGTTTACCAGCCGAAGACGGGTGGGCAGAAGTACTGCAAGCGGGAGAGGTGCGCGAGGGCGCGCGGTGCCCTGCACTCGAAGCGCGCCATTGAGAAGATAGAACGCAGACCGCTCACGCCATGGCCTGATTACGCGGAAGAACGGCCCGCGCCCGACGAAGTACAGCATGCGCACACCGCGCGGAAGCCGGAGACCCCGATGGAGAGAGAGACAAACGCAGGCCCCGTCAGTGCTGATCTTGCCGAGACGGCCCAGGACTTCGACGATCCACCGCTGATGATGCCGGACGATCAGTTGCGCGAGATGGTGGAGGAAGCCTTTGCTGGTGCGCGCGCCGTGATGGCGACCGACGCGGCAGCGGGTATCGCGTTACGGCTCATGAAGAAAGTCCGCGCGGCCTATGAGCGCCCCGACTTGGCAGACATGCCCCCGGTGGGTGCAGCCCCGGAGGAGCCCACCATGGAGCCTGAGCCTGAGCCTGAGCCTGAGCCTGAGGTAGTAGAGACTGCAGAGCCCGCGGAGCCCGCCACCATCATGGACAGTTCGGTACCCGCCCAGGTAGTGCTCGGGCTGGGCAGCGAGTGGAGCAGTGCGGTCGATCAGTTCATCGAGGAGTTTGCGCCCCTGCTGGCCGAGGACGAGTTGGACTATCTAAGGCAGCCGATCCTGTACGGGACCGCCCCCAACCTGTGGGGTCTGATCATGATGCGCCGGGCCCGCGCGATCACGCCTATGGTGACCTCGCTCAGCGAGCACAGCTACACGGTGCGGGATGACTTGCCTGTGGTAGTACACGTGCGCAAGCCGTCGCAGGTGATCATCCGCCTTCTGGACTAGATCGCGTCCTGGGGAGCGAGGCAGAAACTGAGAAAAGGCTCGGCTGCCCCCTTCAGAAGTACAGGGGCGGCCCGTTGTAGAAACACGACCGGGGGGACGTAGAGCGAATCGCGGAGCGCGTAGCTGAGCGCACCGCAAAACTGAGAACAGTACGTACAGGCTTGCGTACTGTACGTACGCCGTGCAACACTGGGGAGTACGATGAACCGAGAACCAAGAACGAAGCGCATCGCAGTCAATCCCGATGACCGCGTACGCATTGGAGAGCAGCGCATGGTCCCGAGAGACAACCCACTGACTGCACGCATCGATATCCGAACCACGCCCGCTATCAAAGCGGCGCTCGTGGCACGGGCGGAGCTTGCCGGGGCAGAGAACTTGACCGCGTTCCTGCTGGAGCGGGGGGAAGCAGAGCCCACGCAGAAGGAACAGCGCGCATGGGCGAGGCGCTCGAAAGAAACGGTTGCGAAGCGCGCGGTGGCCGACGCCAAAAGAGAGTTGGCCTATATCCAAAATAAGGGTTGACCGTACGTACGGAGGTCTGGCACTGTACGTACAGCTGGTGACGCAGCGCCAACCGAAAGTAGGAACGACAAATGACCGCCGACACGCAGACCGCCGACGCCACCGAGACCTTCGACGAAGCTGTCACCCGTTTCGTGGAGACTGCGCAGGCGCAGATCGACCACCACTACGCGACGCAGTACCCGAACCTGCGCCCGTGCAAGCTGACCATCGGCAGCGGGAAGAAGTACCTCCGCATCTGGACCACGACCCATGACGGCGGGGGCCAGAAGTCGATCTTCGTGTTCATCCAGAAGGCGGAGGGTAAGTTCCCCGTGGGCTCCGTACTCAAGGCGGCGAGCTGGAAGGCGCCCGCACTCAACCACGCACGAGGCACCATCCTTGGCGAGGCCAAGGACTACGGCGTGACCGTCCACGGCGCGAACTACAGGGGCTGAGCAGTATATCCGATAGAAGGGTAGGCGTAAGGAGGGGGTAGCACATGGAATGGGTACGAGTGAGTGACGGTGCTGTGGAGTGGTGGATACGCGAAGACAAGGATGGTCAGATGGGGGATGTAGGTGTCACCCGCCGCCCTAAAGAGTCGGCATGCTATCGCGTAGCGTGGACACATGACGGGGAGTCGCTGGATCCCGAAGGTGAATATCTGACCCTCGCGGAAGCTACGAAACACGGGGAAGAAGTAATGCGCGAGGGGAAGTACTTCGCCGCTCGCCCACCCCCGAGCTGCGCCGCTGATTTGCCTGGGATGCGAGGGCCTGTTGAGAAGCCGCTCACCGAACCACGCTGCTTATCGACGTGCGGCACCAAGCACAGGGGCTGCGATCCGCAATGCCCAAAGCGGTGGTACGAAGAGGGCGAACGCCAAGGCACTGCGCTCGCTGTCCGAGAAATGGGGAAGTGCCTGGAGGATATCTAATGCACGCGCACTACTGCGGCAGCCCGGCGCACGATATCCCGCTGGGATTCCTAGGGCTCTACGTATCCTTCCCCGACCTACCGTGGATGTTGCTTGCGACAATCCGCCACTACCGAGCGAAGTTCCGGAAAGTGACCAGCTGAAAATGCCGACTATCATCGAAATATTGAAGGCGAACGATACCCTGCGCATGGACGACGGGGACGATCGCGTGAAGTTGGCCGAGGCGTTGCGCAGCGGCCTGCATGCGGCGTTGGTCGGCCACGCCAAATATCTGAGGAGATCCCAGCAGCACAAGCTCGTGGCGAAGGGGTGTCTCACCGCTGCCGAGTTCATCAAGTCCATGGAGATCAGCTGACATGCGTATCCGAATGAAAACGAGCGATCTGGTGCGGGGCCTGCAGGTGGCATCCGCCGCGGCCGGTAACAACACCCCGAATGTGCTCATCGACGTGACCGGTGACGAAGTGCGCTTTGTGGGCACCAACGGGCACTGGTTGGTCGAGTGGTCCCAACACATGGAGTTGCCGGATGAAGCCCAGGTGGGGGTTCAGGGGGACTCCCTGACCACCTTGCTGCCTGCGCTCATGCGGGCAGCCGAGCGGACGCAACGCGGCGCCAAAGACGCGCGCATTGACCTGATCCTGAGCGAGAAGGCAGCCTCGTTCCCTGAGGACGGACCGCGCCCGATCCGCATCGAGCATGATCTGGGCGCTGTGACCATCAACGGCGTGTCCTTATCCGAAGTTCCATTCGTGAGCCAGTACGCGAAGATCTTGCGCCCGGGCAAGTACCCGCCCCCCACCGCGTGGTTCGCGGGCGCGGCTGAGTACATCCTCCAGCTTGGGGAGCTATTTACGGACGCATGCCGTACGGGAAAGACCCCCACCCTGATGTTCCGTACGGGGGGAGAGTCGGACCCGATCCACGTCACGAGTGACAGTGTGCCCGAGCTGACTGCGGTCGTAATGCCCGTACGATGCGACGGCCGTACGCCTTCCAAGCGCTGACCTTATCCGCTACATTTCGAGCATGGGCGAGCCGATCAAGCGACCCCGGGGAACCTGCCCGGTTTGTTTCCGCGAGGTGGCCGTTCGCATGACCGGCGAATGCACGAAGCACGGCCGACCGGAGGGGGCATGCGGTCATGTTTCGTGCTGTCCCGGCACAGGCGAGCGGGGCCTGCAGGGCGTGACGGTGCGTGATTGTCGGAAAAAGTGCGGCCGCAAGGTGTGCTATCCGAAAAATGTGGCCGTTGTAGGGATAGGCATTTGCGATCTGTGCTTGGATAGCGTATCTGGATAGCCATCATGAACCGCATCGAACAGCTAATGGCCCAGGGTCATACCCTGGAAGAGGCAGCAACTGTCCAACACGTCATCGCGACGGCCCAGGCTGACCGCGATGTCGCGTTGCGCACGGGCGTGTGCGTCGACTGCGGCGGTCGGTTCGCGCGCAGCTCGGGGCGCATCGAGTGCCGCGGCTGTGACGCGGTCCACGCGGCGTAGTCAGGGCACGCGGTACAAAGTCGCGTCGTCTGTGAACACCAGCGTTCGGATCTCCCCGGACTCAAACTTGGTGAGGGCATCTACCGCCTGCTGCATCTTTCTGGGTGACCAGTTCGACGGGATGCGCGCGACGAGTTTGTCGGCACGGATCTCAGTCTCGTCCTCTTTCAGGGCGGGAGCGGCAGCCAGTAAGGGGAGGGCGGGCAATGACTTCAGGAAATCTCGGCGGTTCATGTAGGGACTGTATCCGATACGGGTAGGTCATGAACGATTACGAGATTCTGAGCCACCGACGCACGGGCGGTTCGACCAACCCGAAGATTCAGGTGACCGCCACCGCGGATGGCCCTGATGAGTCGTGCGGGAACTACGCCATTGTGGTGGATGGTGATATCACGAACGTCGCAAATCTCGCAATCAAGTTCCACACCGGGCCGCCCGCGGAAGGGGTCAACGGCGTGACGGATGAGGCGCTACTCGCGGTCCTCATCGATCGCATTGACCGCTGGCAGGCGGGCCGGTTCGCCTGCATGGAGAATCACCACACGCTGCTGGCGCTGCGCGAGGCCATGGGCCACATGGGCTCACGGACGTTCAACCGGACGGATCGCGGTGTTGAGGGGACCCAGACGCCATGACCATCAAGTGCGACGTGATTTTGGATAGCGAGCAGGTCAACGATTTTCTGGTGCAGCACGGGTACGCGCGCGAGTTCGGCCCCACCATAGTGGATGACCCCCACGCGGGAGCACTGGAGCGCAACACGCTCACCGCGATCCTACTGGGCAAGAACCGTGGGGGCATCGCGACCGTGCTGCTGTGCTACGAGGTGCCCTCCCCGCCCGAGTACAAGCCCAACGTGAAGGTGATCCCTACGAGCCTCGCGCTGTTGGAACTCGTCGTGGGCGAAATGCGCAGCGCGGTCGGCGAGGATTCTCGGATGGGCCAGGACGATCCGGCTATCGCCGAAGAACCGGAAATCCCGGCAGGGTAGTGCGCACCGTCGGTTCGCAGTGTGCCCGCTCGAACCCCTCGTTATCCCCGAACCTTCGGCACCGCAGGCCAAAATCTCGGAGTTCGGCCGCGAGGGCATGCGAAAGATCATCGGGCTGGCACCCGCGGTCGTTGGCCACTGCCTGGATCACCCGCGCGAGCAGCAGCTTCATTTCATCGGGGAAAGTGTCCATGTGCGCATCCTCCTGTCGCGAATGGCGCCCGGCAAGGGGGCGGCGTTAGTCGCTCTTTGCGGATTGCCGTAGGATAGCTACGCTCCCCCCTGCAGTACCCGGCGCTCGCCAAGGTCCACCCCCCCGGATCAGGCGGGCGTCTTTTTGTGGCATGCTGCGCCTATGCAGCAGGTCTACAGCGCCGATGCGCTACTCAAGGCGCGGAAGCTCCAGCGGCGAAGGAAGTTCCAGGGCCTGGAGATTTCCATCGAGACGCGCAGCGGGGCATTCCGGCACTGGTACGATCCGCACGTTGGCAAAGAGGGCAAGACGCGCATGCCCCACGACTATGGATATATCCGCGGAACCATGGGCGCGGATGGCGATCACATCGACTGCTACATCGGGCCGGACCCGAACGCGACACACGCCTACGTGGTCGATCAGATGAAGGCGCCAGACTTCCAGGTGTTCGACGAACAGAAGGTCTTCCTGGGATTTGATAGCGCGATGTCTGCGCGGCGCGCCTACATGACCTGCTACGACAAGCCGGGATTCTTCGGCCGCATCAAAGCCGTACCCATGGGCGAGTTCCGCAAGCAAGCCCTCGCCACCACGAAGCTCGATCCCCTGGTGAAACACGAGGGCCCAGTAAAACAGCGTGCTCGGCCAGTGGATGCGCATGCGCCCAAGTTGGGCATCAGCGTCCCCTTACGCAAGGCCGGGTACGGCGCTTGCCCAGAATGCGGCGTCGAGGATGCGGACGGTAGCTACCGGACTCGGGGAGGCCAATGGAGCAAAACTATTTGCGGAGCTTGCGGGCACTCTGCGATGTCGTCGACTTGGGGAAAGCAACTACGCAAGGCCGCTAGGAAGCGACTGGGCTTGCGGCGGGATCTTCCGCACCCGTGAGGAATCTGAACTCTTGGCGCTTCGCTATGGCCGCCCGTTCTGCGCTGACTAGATCCGCGAAAGGCCCGACACGATAGTTTTTTCCTTCGTGCGTCACCCGCGCCTCGTATTTTCCTGACGGCAGAATGCTTACCCCGCGCACGCCACTCCGGGATCTCGCGTTAGCTCCACGCCGGTTCTGCGCGTTACCTGCTCTATCTGTTACACGCAGGTTATCGCGCTGACAATCTAGCTCATCCCCATTGCGGTGATCGACCAGCATGCCTGGGGGGTTGCCCATGATTTCTCGATGTAGGAAGTGCGCTACCCTATTGGTAGCAGGTCCTGATTTCCGGTAGGCGTACTTATCTTTGGCGAGGAACCACTTGTGATCGCCGAAGTGCATGTCCTGGGTGTCGACTTTTGCTTTCGCAACCACGACACCATGCTTCCAGACATCGATCTCAACCATCGCAGCAGGTTACTTGGATTTACGGTAGGGTCCAGCGATGCCCGTTGGTACAGGCAACGCATGCCCGCACTGTCAGCAGCCTCTTTTCAGAAAGAGCGAGTCTGGCGATAAAATGAAGCTTGGAAGGACCATGGTTGTCCTGCACAAGTCAGGGGATATTGAGGTCAACTGCGTGCGGTGTAGACGCGCAGTTATCATAGGCAGGCTAGGCGAGGGGGTACAGTTACGCAAAGCTGGGCCGCGTCTGCATCTCCGTGTCCGAGCAGATCGTACTTGACATCGACCTAGCCGCCGAAACAGTATCCATCCTGTAGGCCCGTTCTTCGTTGGTTGAGGAATCCAGGGGCGCCCCGCAAAAGCTGCGGTAGGCATCGCCCCCTTTCCAATACGACCAGCCAATGCTTCAAACCGCGCCTACTACCCGACCCACTGATCCATCGGCCGTTTTTCGGTTCGATATGGAAATGGAGTCGATGGAGAAATCCAAGGTCGACGGGCGTTCGGGGCGGTTCATCGGCGGGTACATTTCGACGGACCACATGGACCGTGCGGGCGAGACACTTATCCAGGAGGGCCTCGACTTCGGGCCGTTCCTGAAAAAGGGCTGGTTCAACGACAACCATGACGGCGCGGGCGATTCGCTCGTGGGCTACCCGACCATGGTGCGGCTCGACACCCTCGCGAAGGGGCACAAGGGCTGGTACGTCGAAGGCGAGCTGCTCCCCGAGGACGTCAACCCACGCGCCGATTCGCTGTGGAAGATTGCTCAGGGCCTGCACAAGGGCGGAAGCGGCCGCAAGCTCGGCTTTAGTGTCGAGGGCAGTATCCTGAAGCGGGACCCCAAGAACTCGAAGATCGTGCGCAAGGCTGAAGTTCGCGAGGTTGCGATCACGCGCTGCCCTGTGAACACGGAGACGAGTCTCGATGTGCTCGCGAAGTCGCTATCCGTGAGTATTCCCGCGGGTGAGCCCGGGAGCGCGGAGCCGTTGCAGACCGAAGCCCTTGAAGGCGTCGACGACGACGAGAAGAAGAAGCGGAAGCGGAAGCTCACCAAGGGTGCGGCCGTCGAGCTGCTCCTCGCTATCCGACCTGGATTCAGTCGCGCATTCGCGACGCAGATTGTGGACTACACGGCACGGCACCACGCCTAGCCCGAGAGGAACGAAGACCATGCCCGGAACACAGACTCCCGCCGCCGCAGATGGCGTCACCGTAGATAGCCTCGGCGATGCCCTCGACGCGCTCGCGCAGTCGGCCGCTGCGACCGATCTCCTGAAGGGCGGCGCCGGAGGTACCGTGGACGCCAATGGCATCCAGTCCTCGGGTCGTGTTGATGGCGAGGATGCCAAGACTGCCGCGGTCACGGGCGGAGGCAGGGCGCCCGCGCCCAAGCCCCTCGACAACATGATGATCGGCAAGCTCCTAGAGGCGGGTTGGGATGCGGGTCAGATCACTACACTCGCCGGAGCCATGTCAGGCAAGGCGACTGCGGAGCCGGAAGAAGACGAGGACGAGAGCATGGAGGGCTACGTGGGCAAGATGACCGCCCACGCGCAGAGCCACTACGACAAGAACGGCTCGATGAAGGGCTACATGGGCTACCCGGGAGCCCACGACGTCACGCCGAAGGGGATGGGCAAGGCGGGCGACGCGGGCGGCGGCGAGCCGATGGCCAAGTCGATCGAGACCTACCGCGCGGACCCCGAGTTGGGCCCGCTCATGGACGGCACCGATTTCTTCACGGCCTACGTCGCCAACACGGCCACGCAGATCGACGCTGTGAACGTCACCCTGGTGAAGGGATTCGGTGACCAGGCTGGCGTCAACCGGGTGCTAGCTGGGGCGGTCCACCAGACGGGCATGCTCATGAAGAGTCAGGCCCGGGTCATCGAGGAGCTGGGCAACCGCCTCGGGCTGGTCGAGTCCACCCCGCAGGCACCGCGCGGCGCGGTCTCAACCTCGGCCGCGGCGGCTTTGGCCAAGGCCATGCCGGGCGAGGCGGGCGTGGGCGCCGGAGAGCCGCTGAAGAAGTCCGAGATCGTCGCGTCGCTCACCTACATGAACCTGGTGAAGGGCATGCGCGAGATCGGCGGGCAGCGAACGGCGGAACTCGTCGGCATGCTCGAAGGCGGCAACCAGGCATCGGAAGAGACCTTGAAGGCGGTCAACGACTTCCACGTTGCCAACCCCAGTGAGAGCGAAGCCGCTCGGACCTACCAGTAGGCCAAACCCCAACGATTCACCTGCGCTGAAAACGCACCCGCGAGAGACCCCCCAAGGAGATACACCATGTCAGTCGGAGCATTCATTTCAGCGCAGGACTACCGCGATTACAGTGGCTACGGCTCGTCCGCTGGCGACGAAATCGCGGACCTCCGCAAAGCCCTTGTCGCGGGCAACGACGTCAACGATCCGGGCGTAGCGCCCGGCGTAGGCTTCCCGCTGCGCGTCGAATCCCTCGAAGGGACGATGAAGAATCTCACCTACGAGATGGATGAGATCAAGCTCTTCAAGACCATCCCGAAGATCCCCGCGACCAATACGGTCGAGGAGTTCAATCGCCTTCTGAGCTACGGCCAGGGCGGGTCGACCAGGTTCAACCTGGGCTTCATGGGGGAAGGTGATCTGCCCGAGGAAGAGGACAGCACCTACGAGCGCGTCACGATGCTTATCAAGTATCTCGGCGTGACCGGGCGTGTGACCCACGTCGCGAACACCATCCGGGCGAGCACCGGCAACGTGATCGCGATGGAGACCATGAACAAGACCATGGATCTCCTGAAGAACAACGAGAACGCTCTGTTCTTCGGCGACTCCACGCTCATCCCCGAGCAGTTCGACGGACTCCAGAAGCTCATCACCGACGGTGCGCCCAACAACGTCATCGACCTGCGCGGCGCGCCGCTCAGCGAGAACGCGCTCAACGACATGCTGTTGCGCATTCGCCAGAACTTCGGCACCGCAACCGATGCCTACTTCGCGACAGGCGCTTTCGCCGACCTCGCCAAGCAGGTCTACGAGCGGCAGCGCTTCGCCTACTCCCCGGCACCCGGTGTGCTCGGCGCGACCGTCACGGCCTTCCAGGGGCAGCACGGACGCATCAACCTGCATGACCACGTGTTCATCCAGGAGGGCCCGCTTTCGCCCACCAACGGACTGGGCAAGACAGACAAACGGCCCAACCTGCCGAGCATCATCGTGGCGCCTGCCGCTGCCGCCAACCCGTTGTCGCAGTTCGTCGTCGCTGACGCGGGCATGTACATCTACCAGGTGGTTGCGGGCAACCGCTTTGGCCTGTCCGCCCCCGTGACCAGTGCCGCCGTGGCCGTGGTGGCTGGCGACCAGGTGACGTTCACCATCCAGGACAACGGGCAGAACCCGACCTACTACGAGATCTATCGGTCCGAGGTTGGCGGCGCAGCCAATACCGCGCGCCTCATGATCCGCATCCCGCGCACGGCGGCAACCCAGGTGGTCACCGACAACAACGCGGACATCCCCGGGACGTCCACGGGCTTCGTGCTCATGCAGAACCAGCGTTCATTCAGCTGGGCGCAGCTCTTGCCGATGACCCGCATTCCGCTTGCGGCCGTCGACACCAGCATCCGCTGGGCTCAGGTGCTCTACGGTGGCGTGAAGATGTACACGCCCGCGAAGAACATCGTGGTCAAGAACGTCGGTCGCGCCGCTGGCTCGCTGTAGCTCGTAGACCAGGCCGCTGGTAGAGTCGGGGCGGTGGGCGCGTGCTCGTCGCCCCGGTTTTGATCATAAGAAAGGTCTATCTCAATGAAGAATATTCAGAACAAGAATCTCGCGAACGTCGTAGTCAACGTGAAGGGCGCCAACTATACGGGCGACTTCGATGGCGTATTCGCAATGCAGGAGGCTCACGCCGATCAGCTGCTAGCGACTCCCGGCTGGTCGAACAGCGCGCGCGGGCCTGCCGCACCCCCTGCGTCGTCCCCGTTCGATCCGGCAGCCGCGATGGCGCAAGCGGGCGCTGCGGGGCGCCCCGGTGAGCTGGAAGCGCTACAAACGCAGCTCGGCGAGGCCAACGGCATCATCGCGGAGGGCAGGCGGCAGATGGGCACCTCCGAAGCACTGCGCGCCGACCTGCAGTTGTCCGTACAGAGCAAGTCCGAAGAGATCGGACGCTTGCGCGGGGAGTCGAGCGAGCTTCGTGCGCAGGTGACCACGCTGCAAGCCCAGCTCACGCGAGCCATTGAGGCAGGCGCGCCCGTACCGCCGGGCCCGGGCACCTCCGCGGGGGATGCCAACGAGGGTGGCGAGGGCGAGGGCGAGGGCGAGGGCGAGGGCGAGAGTGGTGAAGTACCGGGCCCGGAGCTGGACGGCATGAACAAGGCAGCGCTGCTCGGCGTCGCGAAGCAATGGGAGGTCGAGTTGACGGGGGCGCAGAAGAAGCTCAACGCCGATGAGCTTCGTGTGGTTTTGGACAAGGCGATCTATCCCGACGGGTAGCAGCAAGGGGCAGCGATGGCCGCGAATGGCGACGATCTAAAGCATTTCTACGCGGAGCGCATCGGGGATAGCATCGTCGTCAGTGCGAGTGCCGTCTCGGCGGGGCTGCCAGCAGCTCTAGCGCCGGGGCGGTACCGTCTCAGCACGCTGAATGTCGCGGGGGGTGCCACGGCGCTGTGGGTACGTCAGGGGCCGCATGCAAACCTGCAGAACGCGCAGGCGGCCGCGCCCAACACGCCGATCGACTTGCTTGAGAATCCGCGTTTCAAACCGATCTTCATCGCGCGTCCGCCCGGGCAGGGGAATGTCCGGGGATTCACAGCATCCGACGGGCTCACGTTCATCACGAATGCGGGCACCGTCGATGTGGTGATCACAAGGATTTCAGCCGATGGGTGACGCACATAGAGGCGATGACGATATCGCGTTCTACGCGGCAACGATTGGTGCGACGCGTTTGCTCGCTGTGGCCGACGTCGCTTCGCAGACGACCGACGATGACGGCGCATTCCCTCCGGGCCGCTATCTTCTGCACATCGGAAATGTGGGCGTTGGGTCTACAATCTGGGTAGCGATGGGCGAGTTCGTGAAAGGTGGCGGACTGATTTCGATCGCAGCTTCCGTACCGCATTTCCCGATGACGCAGACAGGCGTCGCGGGTATCGAAGTCAACATCCTGAAGGGAGACAACGACCGGATTGCCGCAGTGGCGAGCCCCGCCGGGAGCGCCAATCTGTTTATCACGCTGATTTCCCGAGGTGCTTGATGCCCATCCTGACCCGAGCGCTGCTTGGCTCGCCCGCCTCAGTCGGTGAGGATAACACTGGCACCAACCTAGGGGGAGGAGCGGGCGTCTTCGCGCAGAAGAATGGCGTTGCGTTAGAGTTCCGCAGCATAGTCGGTACTAACGGCATCGGTGTCGTGCAGTCGGCGACCGAGATAGCGATCAGTGGCGCGCTACTGGGTGAGGTTTTCTATGTAGGCGCGAGTTCCAGCACAGGGATCATATCCGGCGGCCGGGTCACCGTGAACGGAGGAGACCCTTCAAAGTTCGACGTGGCGGCAGGCGTTGCCATGCACGTCGATCCCAACAACCCAACCGTATCTCCGACTCGTGTCGACTTCGGGCCGTTTATAGGTGAGGACCCGCTAGACCTAGCCACCACGTTGTTCACGTCGTTGGCGATTGCCCCGGACGGAGGACTGGTCAAGACGAACGTTGCTCCTGACCCAGTGTCGCGCCGTACTAACGCGTGCATCCAAGCCGTGGTCCACGTGGACAATGCGAACATCACGAGCATACCAACCGAACAGCAACCCGCGGCCAATGTGTCCCAGGCGCTTGTCGACTATGCGAAGAAGTTGGGCTCCGTCAATGAGGGAAACCAGTACACAGCGGCCGCGTCCGACCTGACGATTTCTAAGTCTGCAGGCTCCACACACCTGCCGTTTCTCAATGGTGCGTTTAGCATCACGAACCCGAACGAGCAGCCGAACCCTGCACAAGACCCGGTCCCATTCTTCCTCCAGTCATACATCGACTCTACGCAGGCAGGCGGCTTCAACCTCACGTTCCAGACTGATGTACCTGCTGGCTTCTGGGACGATGGCTCAGACACGCTGCAGCCAGTTGGGATGAACAACTGGGCCATCTATTGGATGGACTTTTCCAATAACGGCACTGCCCTAACAATCGGCCAGGCAGAGTACAACACGCTCGCGGCTGCTGAAAGTGCGCTGTTTACCGAGAACCCGGTGACCGTCCCGGCCGTCGCCGACATAAAGAACACTCGGCGAACCGCTATCATCGTCAAGGGGAATGCGACTGACCTATCGAACCCTGCTCAAGCAAAGTTTGTGCCGATTTCGACGGGCGTTTTGGGGGGCTCTAGCTCGGTGCTTAGCGTGTTCGACCGGACTGGGATCGTCTTGGCTAATGCCGGGGACTACAGCGCCGCTCTGGTCACGTTCACGCCTGACGGGGACATCGCAGCAATCGAAGTGCAAGCGGCGATCGTCGAAGTTCGTGACGACACCGACGCGAAGATAGCCGCGCTGGCTGCATTGGGAGTCATCCAAACCGCCAAGGCGATCGGGCCGATCACCAATGACGGCGCCGGCCCTGAGACTATCCTAGCCGAGCCGCTGCAGGCCACGCCGCTGCTATCGGGCGAGTACCGAGTTACGGCGGCGCTGGAGTTGAAGACGGACACAGCGGCCACGTGGGGCTCGGGCGGCCCTGACGGCGGCGCCACGGCGCTGCTCACGATTGACGGCGACGAGGTGGCCGACTGGTTCCAACCCTTCGAGAACTACACCGCGCTCGGGTGCGACCTGCTCGTACCCTTCGTGTTCGGCGCCGAGCCGCTGATCGATCTATTCACCGACAGGGTGGGGTCCGGAGATATCAGCGCTCGGCGCATCGCGGTCACGCTTGAGCTGGTGAATCAGGATCTGTATCCGCTTTCGATTAGTAACAAGTTCGTGTTCGGCGTGGACTTCACCGGCCGCGTAGCGGGCACCTATCCGGATACCGCGGAGCTAACCGATGCGGTGGGGCCGAACAACTGCAGCGTCTCGCAGGCTACGGTTACCCGGCAGCCCCACATAGTCTACCTGAACGACATCCCTTGCGGGGACTTCGACGACGGTTTGGTACAGTTTCTAGAGGGCACCGCGACCGAGAATCTTTGGGACTCAGGGGAGACCGAAATCAACCTTTGGTTTAGTGCTAGGTGGAGGGACCCGAGCAACACGGACGTGGCGGTATCGTTCGGTGATGGACTAGCGGATGAATCGGGCATCCGGGTGCTATCTAACTCAGCTACCGAGCTAAGGGCGTCGGTGAATGCTGGGGGCTCGTCGTCGTTCGTAGATGTGACCACCACGCCCAGTGCTCTTCAGGTGTACCGGGTTCACTACGACGGGTCGAATATTACGGTGTACGTAAACGGGGTGTCCGCGGCGAGTACCCCTAAGACTGGAACGCTAACTCTCGATTGCTCCGAGGTCTCCCTAGGAAAAAAGACGATTCCCGGCCTAGTCTTCAACGGGTTTCTAGGTGCTTGTTGGCTTGCCACTGGGACCCTCACCGCACAAGAGATCGCGGACATGGACACCTACATGGAAACCGACAACGGGCTCACGCATGGCGTCGACGACTTCGTAGACATTGCCGGGGCCGAGGGTGCCTTCTACATCACGGCATCGGACCGCGCGATGGAAGCTGCTTCGCCTTCGGTGAAGGTGGAGACCCTGATCGACCGCTACCACAACTGCGACCCTACGGACACCGGTGCAGCGCCCCCTGACCTGACCCGCATCGGTGGCATCAACTGGGTGGACTTCTTAGGCACTACGCACTTGGTGGGCACCGCCGCCACGGACCTATGGGCGGGGGGCTCGACTACGGTGGTCAGCCTGTTCGCTGTCGCTAGTTTCGACGACGAGGTCTCGGCTACCCGCCATGTGATCAACGCATGGGACCAGTCAGGTGCGCAGACCATCGCCTACATCGCGCAGGTTGGGACCGATCTGGTTTTTGCGGTGCGTGCGGGGGGTTCGCTGCTCGAGCTGGCTGTAGCTATTTCCGGCTTGGACATCGCTGGTGACCACCTATACCGGGGCTTGTATGACGGTAGCGACATGTTCCTTTTCGAGGATGGCGTCGAGATCGGAACGACGACCAAGACGGGCACGTGGGACGGCCCGGTGGACCAGGTAACGATGGGGGCCAACCACACGAACGGCGACGAGCTAGCCGGGCGAGTGCGCTCCGCGGGCATCACCACGGGCGCGCTTACTGCGGGGCAGGTGACAAACATCACGGCAACGTTGCTCGCAGACGCGGGGATCACACCATGAGACTGAGGCAGATCAGGAAAGGCGTAACCACCAGACGCGACGCCGTCCGGGGTGACCACGCCACGCTGCAGTCCCTAGAGATCGAAAGCGCCAAACGTGAGCGTCGACCGTCCCGCTACCGCCCCGCGAGTGAGGGGCGGTCTGCAGGTGTGTTGCCGTCCGCCGCCTACGGTATCGCGCTCCGGAACTTCGTACCTGAGGCCCACATGGCCACTAGCTTCGATGAAATACGCAAGGGGCGCGACGGGTTACACTACTACCGGCTGCCCGACGTCGAGATCGACGTCGAGACCGGCGACGCGATCGAGCGGCCCGATCTGCCCACATCGGTGAACGTTGACGGCACCGAAGTCGTGGTCGAGCGCGTCGGCGTGGAAATGTCAGAAGACGATTTCGAGGTAGGGGGCGCACCGGAGATCTCGAAGGCGGCACGGTAACCTAACCGGGAGCCCGACCCTGGGCAGCTTACCCAACGCCCTTCGTTGATAGTGAGGGATCCCCCGCATGCTAGCTTTCGAGGGCGGATTGTCACCCCGCGGGGTGACAAGAGGGCTCAGGGCACTTGGCCAATGCAGGGCACCCAGTTTAGGCTTGTGACGGAGGTCACAGCAGTGTCAGCACATGATTCATCCACCGACGCCCACTCGAACCCGCCACCGGGCGACAGCCGTCCCACAATGGTCAACGTCGACAAGACGGGAGTCTCGATGTCCTGGAAGACTGCCGTGGGAGTTATCGGCTTCATCATCCTCGGGATGGTGACCCTGATGACTTTCACGGGAACCCTGTTGAAGGCAGACGACCTCGTGAAACACAACACCAGCTCGACTGCCCATGCACAGCTGCCCGCACACGAGGACCCTATCAAAAAGGCGGAAGTCGTCACGATGATTGCGCCCATCCAGGAGCAAGCGCAGACGACTTCAGACGCGGTTATCAAAGTGCGAAACGGATTCTATGAACAGCGGGCCTCCGATTTGGCCTACCGCGCCGTCGACAGGCTGCCCAGGAGCGCCGGAGGCACCGCACGCATCCGCAGGTTCGAGCGGGTGAAGAAGAAGGCTCTGAAGAACCAGCAGGCGGGCCGTGACATACTTGATGGCATCGACGTCCCGGTGATGTAGGGGTACGCTGCCCGAGGTGTCCATCGCGTCTACACTCGGCCAGCAGAACTCGATCCCCATCGATTTGGCGGAGGGTGCCAACCCTGGCGTCAACGCACAAGCGCTGGGTTCGGTCATCCGGCTGACCACAACCGATGACAATATCGCAGCGGTGGTTGAGGCGGGCTACGAGCGTTTGGTGGTTGAGCGCAGCACGGATGGAGGCCTGAGCTTCCTGGAGATCAGCGTTCCCTCCGAGCGCATTGTGCTCAAGTCCGATCAGCCCGTGATGGAGTTCTACGACCGTCGCGGCGATGAGACCTTCCAGTACCGTTTCCGCTACATCGGCACCATCGCGGGCGAGACGCGGCTCACGCAGCCCTCTGTCGCCATCGAGGGGCTCGGCCTAGCGCTACTGGGGATCCTCACCGTCGAGCAACTGAAAGCCCGCTACTTCTTTGGCGTGGATATCACAGACAACACTGGGACGCCCCTGACGGACGCTACATTCCAACACTATATCCTGTCGGCGATCCGATGGTTCGAGCATGAGTTGGACATACCGATCTTGCCGACATCGTTCAGTGAGCTGCACGACTACTACCGCGGCGACTACCAGGCGTTCGACTTCATCCAGCTCGACAACTATCCACTCATCTGTGTCGACGAGTTCGCGGTGCAGTACCCGTCGGGTCAAAATGTCGTGATATTCCCCAACGAATGGCTCCGCATCAACCCGGCGGCGGGGCAGATCCAGATCGTGCCCACGGCAGGCACACTCACCGAGGTGCTGGTGGGCGCGGGGGGCAGCTTCCTACCTGGCATCTACAACGGGCTCGACTACCTGCCTCAGTTGTTCAGGCTGACAACTGTCGCGGGTTTCGAGTCAGGCAAGGTGCCCCGCAACATCGTCGATCTGATCGGTATGTTCGCGGCGCTCGGGCCTTTCTCGATATTCGGGGATCTCATCGCGGGCGCGGGCATTGCAAACCTGAGCCTCTCACTAGACGGCTTGAGCCAGACCATCGGCACCACGTCGTCGGCAACGAACGCCGGGTACGGCGCCCGCATCATTCAGTACTCCAAGCAAATCAAAGAGCAGATCCCCAAGCTGCGGCGCTTTTATAAGGGGATCGGGATGATTGTGGCGTAGTAACTTGTTGGTTACTTCGTAATACCTGTGCTACAGCGCCTATATGGGCGGATATGCATTCACACTCGAAGAGCAGCAAACCATGATCGCGCTGGCTGAGCGGGGTACTCGTGCCCCTGCCATCGCGGAGCAGATAGGTAGGAACCGGGTTTCAGTATCGCGTTACCTACGCGGGCGCGGGTTCAAGCTCAAACATGGACCAAATAAAACCGATCCAAAGATCCGATTCGAGGCGCTGCTGTCGACGAACCGAAAGCTCGGCGACTGTTGGGTATTTGCTGGTAGTAAGGCGAAGAGGTATGCGTCGTTTGCGTTGGACGGGGTATCCCGCATCGGCGCCCATGTGGCGAGTTACCGCCTCTACAAGGGCGACATCCCCGAGGGCAAGCTGGTCCGCCACACCTGCGACAACAAGCCTTGTGTGAACCCCGAACACCTGGTGCTAGGCACGCAGCTCGACAACATGGCAGACTGCGTAGAGCGCCGCCGTATAGCGACAGGCGAGCAGCAGGGGCTTTCGGTCATGACTGAGGAACGGGTGCGAGATTTGCGTAGACGCCACGCGGCGGGCGGCGTCACACAGACGGCGCTGTCTGTGGAGTTCGGTATCTCGCAGGCCACCACCTCTCAGATCGTCCGTCGCATCACCTGGAAGCACATCCCGTGAGTCACCCCAGTGACGACGGGTATCGCCCGCCCCCGCCGGGCGCTACGGCAACGCCATTCGCGCCCGCGCGGACATTCAACAACGCCATCCCAGGACAAGCGGGCGATGTCGATCCGCTCGCGCAGTCCAACGACGAGCTGCCCAAGGACAAGACCCGCGCCGACTTCCGCCCAGAAGAGTTTGACCGTCTCATCCTGCAGCACGGCAAGCGGATCATCTGGCGCAAGGCGATGCTGTGCCCGTGCTTGCGCGACGAGACGCAGCAGGCGGACCTAGCCTGCACGGACTGTAACGGGTCGGGATACTTCTACGTCGATCCGCTGGAGATCCAGGCGGTCATGGCGGCATTTTCTGCGAGCACCCGACTGTATGAGAAGTTCGGCCTGTGGGCATCCGGCGAGGTCGCAGTCTCAACGCAGGCGCCCTATCGCTTGTCCTGGCGTGACTCGCTGGAGATGGTCGACGACTTGATGAGCTTCAATGAGCTTATCAAAAAAGGCAACCGTCGGGGGCGGCTCCGGAACCTGCCCGCGAACACGGACGTTGCGCGCTACCGCATCGCACACATGACGAAGATTCTCGTGAAGACGGCGGCGTCGGGTAGTTTCGTCACGCTCGAACAAGGGATCGATTTCGACCTCAACGACCAAGGGCATATCGTTTGGACGTCGACCGGCAACAGCAAGGTGCCCGACGGAACCATTGTGAGCGTCCTGTACGACTTCCATCCCGTGTGGATCGTGATGAGTCATCCACATGCGCAGCGATCCGACGTCAAGGGGTTCAAAGAGTCTCCTGATAAGATACAACCGCTGCCCCTGCAGGCCTCCGCGCAGCTCGACTTTCTACAGGATTCCGACAGGCAGCTGCCGGTGACTGGGGCATGTTGAGCCATGATCAAGGTAGATATCAGCCGCATTGCTATCGATGTGCTCGGGATGCTGCCCACGCGCTCTGACCAGGAGCGCATGGTGCGGGGCATGGGCGCGGCCGCGCTCGCATATTGGAAGCGGCAGGCGCAGACGGGGCTCAAGTCCACGAGCCGCGAATACGTCCAGGCGCTCACTTCCGAGGAAGGCGATCGTAAGTTCACCATCACGCTGTCGGGGGTGCTGCCCAACCTCGTCGAGCAGGGGTTCCAGGGCGGCGACATGCGTGACTGGATGCTGAATGGCCCGAAGGTGAAACACGGCAAGCACGGCAAGTACCTGATTATCCCCTTCAGTCACGGTGCCTCAGGTTCGAGCGGGCGCAACACAGGCCCCTCAATGCCGGTGAGCATCCATGCCGCGGCACAGCGGCTCGCCCCCACGCTTTCGCGGCCCTCGCGCGGGACCGCGGCCGCGGCGCACAAGGTGCAGTACGGCGAGCGGCTGAGCGCGGCGAGCGCGCATGTCAGCCAGCAGGCGCACAAGATCCTGACCACAAAAGCGAAGCCATGGCACGGCAGCAGCGTGTACAAGGGCATCATTCGCCAAGAGAAGAAGTACAAGAAAGCGACGCAATCGAGCCACACGTCGTTCCGCGTGATAAGCGAAGGCATCAACCGCGGCGCAGAAGACAGCGAAGGCAAAGCAACCGAGCACTGGTTTCATCCGGGCATCAAAGCCGTACGCTACGCTCAGAAGACGCAGAAGCACATCACCGGGATCGCCACACAGATGTTCCGGGCAGCTACGAAGGGATAGTCATGGCGAATCGCAAAGACCCGCGGAACTTCGGGGGCACGTTTGAGGGTCAGAAGTTCCCCGAGGATGCGCCCGCGATCAACTACCAGCAGGCCGCGGGTGCTCACAGCATCGTCATGCCCGAGCGGGTTATCCTGAAGCTGCTGCGCACTGAGAGTGAGCGCCTGAGCGACCCGGCCAATGTGGATGACCTGCGCCGGTTCTTCAGCTTCTTCTTCGATCCGGCGATCACCGTCGACGAGCGCGAGAGCTACATCACGAGCTTCCAGAACACGCCCCCGGTACCCATCCTGAGCTACCCCCGATCGAGCAGTGTCTTTCCGAGCATGGCCGTGGTGTTGGAGCGCGACGTGGAGGACCAGGCGGCCCTATCGCAATACATAGGCCAGACGAGACCAGGGGATCCGGCTGAAGAGGCGTCTGAGTTCGAGGGTGCGATGTACGAGAAGACGTACGGCGTCTACATCTACGCGACGCATCCAGACATGTGCCTGTACCTCTATCACTTCGCGAAGGCTGTCCTGACGGGATCTGAACGGGTCATGCAGCGCTGTGGGATAGTAGAGACGCGGTACGACGGCAATGAGATGAATCCGCAGGATTCCTATCTCCCCGAAAACATGTTCGTGCGCCGCCTGGGCGTGACCATGAAGTCGTTGGAGACGGTACCTATTATCATGTCGACTGACCCTGCCAGCGTGACGATCGCCGGTATCTTTGGCGACGACCTCGTGGTGGCTGGCGTCCGCGGGGGCGTTCATCCCATCGATCCGGCAGAGGATCCTTGACAGCGATTGGTGGGCACGGACAGTATTCCTACTGAGGCTCGGCACTGCCAAAGTGCCCAGGGGCAGTTCCACGTCGGTGGGGCTGCCTTTTTGCGTTTCAAAAGGAACTGGATATGTCGAGAAAGCCAGCCGCCGATAGAGACCCGGATCCCACCGCATCTGTTGCGCCTGCGGTGCGGGCGAAGACCAGCGGGCAGCTTCGAGCGGACGCGGCGAAAGAGGCCCTGGCGAAGAAGCCTAGCGGAGGCAAGACAGCCGCGCGTCCCGTGAAGGCGCCAGACAACCGCGAGATGACTGTGCGGCGATGGGCACAAGGGCGGAGCGATGCGCTGCTCACGGCATTCGTATCTGGGCACATGCAGGGCCGCACCATGAAGCGGATTCCCGCCGAGTGGATGAAGCTCTACCAAGATTTCCTGAAGGTGGCGAGGAGCTGATGGCTGGGGTCAAAGGCAGAAGCGGGCGCCGCAAGGAAAGCCCCATCAAGCGATTCTGGGCCAAGGTCGAAAAGCGCATCGCGGAGAGCATGGGCGTGTCGCCCGCCGCGATCAGCATGGCACTCAACGGGAAGACTTGGGCCGCGCCCAACTAGAAAGGCAAGGATTCCATCGCTACTGCAATCTTCTTCGGGGGCAGAAGGCTCAACATCCCGCAAGCGGTCACCAAGATCGACGCTACTGCGCTAGCTGCGGTATCCCCCGCGTCTGTGGGTACGGTCGCGCTCATTGGTACGGCCGAGGGTGGTGCGCCGCTCACCGTCGATGAGAGCTTGGCAGATGCCAATAACCCGAACACCGTCAATGAGCGGTACCGATCGGGCAACCTGCGCACCGCGGGTATCTTCTGTTTCGAGCCGAGCCAAGATGATGCGGTGCCGGGTGGCGCGCAGAAGGAAATCTTGGTGAAGGTGAACCCCGCCACGCAGTCGGGCACGGGCTTGCCTGACGGCAACGGGTCTGCCGCCATCGATATCACCTCTAAGGATTTCGGTCTGTTCACGGCGCAAATCAACGTCGAGGTCGAAGCGGGCACGAACGTCGGGCTCAAGTACATCGTGGTCTTCGAGGGGACCACAGAGGTATTTGACGATATCGGCGGAGAGCCGATTTTCGATACGACCTACACGCCGGGCGCCAATGGATATGACACTGCCCTAGGCACCATCGATGCGACCGACTTCACCGTGGCGGTTACGAAGACCGAGGCGGGACTGGAGTCGGAGCGCACTGCGGATATCCCTGCCGCGGGCGTGCTTGATGTGGTCAGCAACAACGCGGCCGATGTGGGCATGATCCTGACGGCCTACGGGCTCGATGGTACAGGCGCGCTGGTCACCGACGCGATCACGCTCAACGGTACGACCAACGTCGTGGGCACCACCGCCTTCACGAAGGTGCTGGCCTGCCGCCTGAGCGCAGTTGCTGCGGGCACTGTCACCGTGTCGGACTCCCCGATCTCCGCCACGCTCTTCACCCTCCTGACGACCGTGCTCACGCGCGGGCTGGTCGACATCACCAACGGCGCGGCCGCGGGCGTGGTGACGATGGCAGCTGGCGCAGACTTTGCGGCAGACGCCGTGATCCTGGGCACGAACACGGCGGGAGCGCCGGTCAACGAGGTGTTCGACCTCACGGCCGCCAACACGACCCCCGTGGTCGGTAGCGTGGCGTTTGGGACGATCACAACGCTACTTCTCGGCGACCTGCCAGGCGGCAACTCGGTAGCCCTGGCCCTCGCCGCGGCGATCACCAACCACACGTCATTCTCGACGGTGTCCTTGGTGGTCGATCGCCTGAACGCCATCCCGGGCTTCTCGGCGACTGCACAGGTCAGCAACTTCACCACGTTTCTCATGGTCGACGCCGACTACAATGTGGGCCCGACGCGGCCAGCAACCGACGTGCGGTCGGTGGTGGGCGACTTCTTTGCCGATCTGAACGATGCGATCGTCACGCTGACCCAAAACAGCCAGTTCGTGAATGCTGCGCGGGCAACCGGCGGCGACCTACCCCCAGCGACGACGGCCGCGGCTGTGTTCCTCGTGGGGGGCACCGAGGGCGTCACGACGATCACCGAGTGGCAGACGGCGTTCAAGCTGCTGGAGAAGCGGCGCTACAACATCCTGGTGCCACTCAGCGCCGATCCGGCTATCCACAACCTTGCGCTGTCGGCACTCATTGCGAAGACCGGCCGCCTCAAGAGCGAGGCCAACGGCTACGTGGGCATCGGCAAGAACGACGGCAGTGGTTCCGGCGAGACCCGGGCTCAGATCCAGTCGCAGATCCTCGCGCTCAACACGCGGCATCTGTCGGCGATCAGTCAGGAGCTGGAGCGCTTCGACCCGATCACGGGCGTGGCGACGTTTTTCCCGCCGTTCATGTTCGCAGCGGTTGCCGCGGGCATGCAGGCGGGCAGCGCCATTGCGGAGCCGCTCACGCGCAAGCTGGTCATTGGCAACGCCATCCGTAACGACCCGTCGTGGGACGTCGAGGACGACACGAGCGACCTGATCGATCGCGGGCTCATGATTGCGGAGCAAGTCGATAACGTGGGTATCCGTTGGGTCCGCAGCATCACGACCCACCTGGCCGACGACAACCTCGCGTTCGTCGAGATGTCGAGCAACGAATCGCTCAACACCTTCGTGTTCGAGTTCCGCACCGCGCTCGAAAAGAAGATTGGCCAGCGCGGGCTCGGCAACAGCACGGGCGCGATCAAGGCGCTTGCCATCGAGGTCGCCAATCGCATCGTGGCGGAAGAGAAGATCGTGGGGCACCGCTCGCTGCAAGTAGAGCAGGTCGGGGACGTGTTCCCGGTCAGCATCGAGGTAGCGCTGGTCAACCCGATCAACTTTATCCCGATCACCGTACACCTGACCCCGACAGTGGCCGTAGCCGCGTAGGAGCTGATCGATGGCTGATCTAGGCAGAGTTCTCTCAGGCGCGCGCGCAAGGCTTCTCATCGAAGGCGTGCCCGTCCTGTACTGCACCAACGTCAACTACTCCGAGGAGATCCAGTACGACCCGGTCGAGGTGCTGGATCAGATGGAAGTGGCGGAGTTTGTTGCCGTCGCTTACCGCGTGACGTTCACGGCGCAGTGGGTCCGTGTGGTCACCAACTCGATCAAGAACCGGGACGGCATCCGCATTTTCCCACGGCTCGCGGATATCATCAACGCGCCCGACCTCACGGGTAGCGTCGAGGACAACGTCACGGGCGAGGTGCTTGCGTCCATCCAGCGGGTGAAAGCCTCGCGCTACACGGTCAACATCGGCGCCCGGGGCATCGTACTCACGGACACCGAGTTCGTCGCGGTGCGCATCCAGGATGAGAGCGAGATCGGCGCCGCGCCGTAGTCGTCGTCTTTATCCGCTAAAGGCATACTAGGGTGCCTTATCAAGTTGCCGCGTTGTTTGTCGAAACCCACGGTGTCTATTCCGGCGTACCGGGCGTCGACCTGTGGGACGCGGATCGCGATGCCCTATTTTACAAAGGTCCATACCCCGTAGTGGCGCATCCACCCTGTGCGCGGTGGTCGGTTCTTGCGCCGGTGGTCGAAGCGAAGGGAGGTGCTCGGCGAGGCGACGATGGGGGCACGTTTGCCGCTGCCTTGGGCGCTGTGCGGAAATGGGGGGGGGTACTCGAACATCCAGCTAGCTCGGCTGCATGGCGGGCGTTCGATCTCCCTGCGCCCAGCAAGGGAGGCTGGCAGAAAGGATTCTGTGGTGGGTGGTCTGCGCACGTCGAGCAGGTGCATTACGGCCATCGGGCTCGGAAGGCGACTTGGTTATATGCTTTCGGATGCGAACTGCCTTCTCTGCGGTGGGGTCGGGGCGAATCCGAGGTATGGGTAACCAATGCACCAAGGAATGGCAGTGGGGTGCATATGTCGAAGCAGGAGCGTAAAGCGACACCCATCGCATTCCGCGACATATTACTAGGTATGGCTCGGTCCGTAGTCCGCAGCCAGGATGAGATCGGCGCCATGCCATAGTTCTGGTAGGGTGACCGAATGCCGGGGCTCACCGGCCACGAAAGGGAACCCTCATGCATCAGTCAGGAAACCGGAAGTCGGCTTCTCAAGTAGCCGTAGAAGCACAGACTACGCCGCCGGACGACGACAAGCCGTTATCGCCAAAGACGATACTCGTACTCGACGCGGCATCCTTGGACGGGAGGCGCCCCTACAAGGGTAGGTTCCCGTTCAAAGTGCCGACTATGGCCCAGCGTGTGGACATTGGCGTCTTGCGTACGCGTTTCTTGGACGAGGTGCCTAACGTCGATGGCGAGGCGCAGAGCCTTGCTGAGTCGCTAGCCTATCTAAGTATAACGCTAGACCATGAGAAGTGCCCGCAGTGGTGGCGAGACAGCAAGCGCGGCGCCGAACTATACGACTATCCACCCTTGCTGATTCTGTATGCCGATGCGAGGGCATACGAGCATAGGTTTCTCGGCACAGGCATCGACGTTAGCGGAGACGAAGGCGAGGATGCAGGCGGAGCCGGATCTGATGCTCCAGGGGATGTGGAGTGCGACGTTCAACCTACCTCCCAACGATCCGAGACTCTTGCGTCTTTCGGCCCGGGAAGCGCTGGATCAGATGATTCTGTTCCGAGCAGCGAAGAGCATCGAAGCGGATAACTTCGCAGCTGCAGTAAAAAAGGACCGTACGCAGCAAGACTCGGACAAGGATCCCTACTCGCCGAACTTCAGAGCGAAAACAAAGACGGTCACGGGCGCAGAGGCTGAGAAGATAGCCGATCACCAACTGGAGTTGACAGGCAACGCTGAATGGGACGCGGTGGAGCTTGCCGAAACGGATCCCATGCGGGAACCTTTTGACAACAAGTTCGTGCAGAGCTTTCTGAGAGGCGAGACGGTTGCCAAACGAAAAGCATAAAACCACCCTAGAAATCGACGTCGAGGATCGGCTCCTTCGTCGATTTGGGGCAACCCTCAAGCGTACGTTCTCGACGGAGCCAGTCGATCGGTTCCGTCGAGCGCAAGAGGCGGTCACGCGCGAGTTGGATAAGCAAACCCGCGCGGCGCAGCAGGCGGGAGCGGTGACTGCGGGGCGTGGGGGGGCAGGCGGGGGGCAGCGGGACAATCGAGGGCGGTTCATTGCTGGCGGTGGCGGCGGTGGCGGCGGTGGCGGTGGTGGCGGTGGTCG